GTGGCGCTCACGGACACCGCGGCCAGGCAGGCCAAGCCCCGGGAAAAGGGCTACACCCTTGCGGACTCGCTAGGGCTCACGCTGTACATCGCCGAAACCGGCGTAAAGAGCTGGCATTTCAGGTTCACCTGGCTCGGCAAGCAGGCCAGGATTTCCCTTGGGACCTACCCAGAGATCGGTTTGAAGGAGGCACGTGCGCGAAGGGACGAGGCGCGCGAAGAGGTCGCGCAGGGAATAGACCCACGCGAATCAAGGAGGATGAAGAAGACAGAGCGCCTTGGCGCCCAGGAGAGGACATTCCGCCGCGTCTACGACGAGTGGCTGGAATTCAGGAAGGGAAGCCTGACCGAATCGACGGTCAAGATCATCTCTAATGCGATGGAGCTGGATGTACTGCCGGCGTTCGGCCTGCGCCAGATCGATTCGATCAAGCGGTCCGATGTGATCACGCTGATTCGCCGAATTGAACGTCGAGGGTCGGTGACCACTGCCGTCAAGACCAGGCAATGGATGGGTCAGGTTTTTCGGTATGCGATCGCCACCGGCATGATCGAGAACAACCCCACGGCGGAAATGCACACTGTCACTGAGAAAATGGCGCCGCACAAAAATCGGCCGTTCCTCGCCTTCTCGGAAATGCCGACCATCATCAAGGCGATTGAGGAAAGCCAGTCAGGCCTGCAACTGCAGTGTGCCACCAAGCTGCTGATCCTCACTGCTTGCCGGCCGGCTGAGGTGCGCAAAGCCGAGTGGGCGGAAATCGACCTCGACACAGCGACCTGGTCCATCCCTTCCAGCAAGATGAAGATGCGCCGCGATCACGTGGTCCCGCTGTCGCGCCAGGCCGTGGAAATACTGCGCTCCATGCTGCCTATCTCAGGCGGAATGAAGTATGTGTTCCCAAACCGGTCTGACGCGGTGCGGCCGATCGGCATCAACTACGCGGTAAACCTGCTGGACCGTTGCGGCTATACCGGTCGGCAGTCGCCCCACGGTTTCCGGCACTTGTTTTCCACGGAGATGAACAGCCGTGGCTACAACAAGGACTGGATCGAGCGACAGCTGGCCCACGCCGACAGCAGCACCATCCGTGATGTGTACAACCACGCCACATATATAGAGCAGCGCCGCGACATGATGCAGACCTGGGCCGATATGGTGCTGCCACCAAAGGATTGATTGGTGGTCTATCACTCGTTCCCTTGGAGCGCCCATAGCCTTGCCGTCTCGACGATCTCCAGCATGTCGACCAGGTCGCCGTCATCGACCTCTCGCCGCCGGCGTGCGGCATAGGCCATCTCATCGAGCACCGCTGCGCGCCCATCAGGATCAGCCACCAGGGCCGCCTGGTCGTTCAGCTCGACCAACCAGGCCTGCGGAAGCTCAGTTGCCATAATCACCCACCGCTCGGCACCACCACGACTGGGCATACAGCACGCCGTCGACTTCCTCGACACCGTTGATGTTGATTCCCAGCTGGGCCATGCCATTGAGCTTGGCGTCGTGCAGCCGGGGGATGATGTCAGGCCCAGGGGACGGGTTAAACACCCAGGCCTGGGTCGAAACCCGGCCCAGCGGCTCACTGTGGTGGTCACCGATGTGGATGTCGGCCCGAAGGGGCTGGATCTTCCGGAGTTGATCGGAAGGGATGGCCACGCCATTCACGCGGCGGCGAACGAGGAGAAAGTACATGCTGCACCAATACTGTATATAGATACAGTATCGTAGCCATCAAAGCGCTCGCCGGGCAACTGCCGGTCAGCGGGTCGACTTCATCCTGTCGACCACCGCCTCACAGGCCAGCCCGGCTATTCGGCTTCGCTCAAGCGCTGTCGCGAGGTCTCCCGCCATTCGGTCAGCTTCTTCAAGCAATCCCCCGAGCACCACAACGGCAGAGATTCCTGCCTGGCGCTGCTGGGCAGCGATGGTATCGCAGGTGGCTCGGTGGCCATTCCGCAGTCTGGCGATCTCGCCGCGCAGCCCATCAGCAGCAGACTCAGCATCAGCGGCGCGGCCTTGGACCAGTTCCAGTTTCTTGCGTGCACTCTCACCCTCCTCGTCCGCCACGGTTTGGCGGCGTTGTTCCTCTGTTCTGGTCTTGGCGGCAGCGCGGCGGTCACGCTCGGCCACCTCCAGGCGGTAGTCGGCGAGCTCGATGCGGGCAGTGCCAGTTTCTCCCTGGGCAACCAACACCCGGTACTGCTGGCCGCCGGCGACCAGCGCCAAGGCGATGAGCCACCAGCACCAGGCCGGTACCGCTCCGAACCATGTCATGCCAGCACCCCGCCCAATTCGACCCAGCGCCCGAGCAGCTTGTCCAGGCGGTGCGGGTTCTGTCCGTAGTCGTTACCTGGCAGCGATGCCCAGATGTTCGAGCACTTGGCGATCGCCTGCTTGATGCGGCCTGCCTTGATGTCGTCCAGGGCCTTGCGCTCCCGGATCTGCTGCAGCGCAATGCGGTCCTGGTTCTCCGGCGTGAATCCGCCCGCCAGGCGAAGGCTGACTCGGTAGGCGTCCCAGTACCGCTCAAGCAGCTGGTACCGGCCGGCGGCCGTGCTGGTCACGGGCTTGCCATTGATGGGGAATGTCAGCTTACGTCGCGGGTGGTCCGCATAGCCCTGAAACAGGCCTTCGCCGTACAGCACGTTGTATCCGTCGTCGCTCGCCTTGACGGTCGAGGTACCTTCCGAGAAGGCGATCAGGTCCAGAAACCGGAGCACGTTCGCGCCTCCGGCCTGGGTCTCGGTGAGTCTGGCCATGTTTTCTCCAGGCACAAAAAAGCCCGCACATGGCGGGCATTGATAAGTATTTTCAGGAGCTGCCGTTGGGGTCCATGAATCATCTTCACCAGACGAAAAGACCCCGCAGACTTCTGGCAAAACGGTATCATTCACGGCTTGAAATACGGCCCGGATAGGGAAATCAATAATGAAAGGTAAGCAGCTGGCCTACAGGCCAGACATTGATGGACTGCGCGCCATCGCTGTGATTTTGGTTCTACTGTTCCATTTCAATCTCGGTGTGCCAGGCGGCTTTATTGGAGTTGACGTGTTCTTCGTCATCTCAGGCTACCTGATAACCGAGGTTATCAAGGCAGCGTGCGAAGCCAACAGATTTTCGTTTGCAGACTTTTATGCTCGACGACTGATTCGGCTGCATCCGGCCCTGATCACCACCGTGGCCCTGTGCTTGGGCGCTGGCTACTTGCTCATGGACCCAGCCTCGTTCGCTTCACTGGCATCATCCGGTCAATATGCGGTCTTTGCCGCTTCAAACTTGTTCTTCTGGCTCAACTCTGGCTACTTCGACGCATCCGCCCACACACAACCGCTGCTGCACACATGGTCGCTGGCAGCTGAATGGCAGTTTTACCTGGCGTGGCCGCTGGTGGTGTGGACATCGCTCAGGGTTTCCGAACGATTTCTGGCGGTCGTGTTGGTCGTACTAGCAGTTGTTTCGCTGATAGCCTCACAGCACATGCTGACCGTTGACGCCACGGCGTCCTACTTCCTGATGCCCTTCCGAGTCTTTGAACTGGCTGCCGGAGCTTTGATGGTTTATGCCACGAAAGCACGGGCCGGCGAGACACTCGAATCGGTGTTGCTTGCCGTTGGCTTGGCAATAATCGTTGCGTCTGCTTTTTTGCTGGACTCGGCGTCGCCCTTCCCCGGTTTGGCAGCCCTGCCACCTTGTGTCGGCGCCGCGCTGTGCATTTATGCTGGCCGCTCGAAGCTCGGCGGCATACTGCGCACTAGACCAATGGTGTGGGTAGGCGTCATCTCCTACTCGGTGTATCTGGTTCATTGGCCGATTGTTGTTTTCTACAAGTACTTCGTCTTCCGCGAAGTCACGGTGATTGAAAACATAGGCATCTTCGCAGCCTCGATCCTGACCGGTTGGGCTATGTACAACCTGGTCGAATCTCGGTTTATGCCCGGTAAGGTGAAGACCAACGCCGTTCGTTACTTGGCTTCGGCGGCAATGACCGCAGCAGTCTTTGCGCTTTCATGGCAGGTTGTTACCAATGGTGGCTTCAGCCAGCGCGTCAACCAGGCCTATGCGTCGGCACTGAGCAATCCAGCCGAGTATCGCACTAAAAGCTATGGTGGATTTGGGTTCAATACCGACGGGCTTTTAGGTAAGCGCGAGGGCCTCGACGCGTACCTTCTTGGCGACAGTTTCTCGTTGCAATATGCGTCCGGCCTAGACAAGGCGTTGGCGCCAAGCGGTATAGCGCTGATGAGTCTGTCTACAAACGGCTGCTTTATTTCTGGTAGCTACACAAGGCTTCAAGACAACAAGCCCCGTAGCGACTGCTTTATCCGCTATCGAAAGTCCATGGAAATGATGGCGAACGACAGTCGACCATTGATCTTCGCACTGCACTGGACTGGGTACCGGGAACTACTGGCAACGGAATCTGGGCAGAGGGTCAACCTCAAGGATGACAAGGTGTTCGCGGAGTTTCTTACCGAGAACTTGCACGCGCTGCGTAAGGATGTAGGCGACCGCCCGCTGATAATCGTTGGAAGTCAGCCATTTTTGTCTGCAAAAAAGTCAGTTGCTGAATGCCTGCTGAGGCCGACATTCATTCATCAGCCATGCAACGACTCGATCCAGTACAAGGTGAGTCAGGCTGAGGCCTTCAAGGCAAATGAGGCCATAAAGCAAGCGATCTCGTCGATGGGCAATACGTACTTTATAGACCCATCAAAAACGCTATGCCCAAATGGCATGTGTGGTCCGACACTCAATGGACGGTTGATCTACTCGGACAACACCCATCTTTCAATAGATGGATCTTCGGTGGCCGGAGGACAAATCGCCAAGCTGCTAGAGGCGATCATTAAGGGATAAGGGAAGGGCCTGGAGACAGGCCCTTTTTATTGGTCAAGTATTGAATGGGGTGAATAGCACCCTCAGCGAAACATAGCCGGTTTGGGTGCTTGTGCCAGCATTTCGCACGATGTCACCCGTAACGGAGGTAGCCGTCTCTCCTGTAATCCTGAATATGAAGTCAGTACTTGCCTGAGAATTCTCGCGACCTCCATACGCAGAAAACTGATACTGCTTAGCGCCATTCGAGAAGCATGCCGGGATGGTGTAGTTGCTGAAATCGAAGGTAACCGATGTGGTGCTAGGGTTGGCCACTCCGGCTGTAGTCGACAGTCTGGTTAGAATCTCAAGAACATCTGTGCTCCTGATTATCGCCTTGTTTGTTGTGGTGTTATCCACGTAGCGAACGGGGCTGTTGACGAAGCGGTTTCCTGATAGAGCTAGGCGCGGTACGGAGGTAGCAGAACTGGCGGTGTTAACCACAAAGCGCGTGGCCCCTCCCTCTATAACGTTGTCCTTGATGATGAAATTGCCACCCGCAACCGTAGTATTGCCGAGCTGAATAGAGCCGTTCACAGAGGACACAAACGTGTTACGAGAGATCTCAATGTTTGGCTGGTTGAAGCCTGGATTCGCAATGCTGTCGGTTGGAGAGAAGCAAATGCTCTGACCGAGGCCTGAACTGAATCGGCAATTGCTAACTCTGGCATCTGAGTTGTTGTTCACGACGATGCAGAACTGCCCATTGCCGCCGTTGAAGGATTCAAGGTTGAACTCGCAACTCTCTATAACGATGCCTTTGGCTGATAGTAAAGCCTTAATTGGCGAGAAACCTGTAGCGTTGTTCATGGCGCCAAAAACTAGGAATTTGTCGCCCTTTACCGAGTTCCTGAAAGTTTCCTGGCCAAAGTTGTAGAACACCGACACGCCAGAAGAAGGCTGCTCCACCGTGTTTAGAGTATGCACGTTACCGTAGCAGAGATAGTCGGTTGTATATGTTGTCAGTGAGACTGAGCGAGTAGATAGGTTAACGAACTTGTTGTTGCTTACAGTGCCTCGCCTAGCTGCAAACGTCATCACGCCATGACTGATGTTTTCGAAGTAGCAGTTAGTAACACTGATATTTTCGTGCCCGAAATTACCTGTGCCTGGCGGAAGCGTGTACCCGGTCTTCAGAAGTCCGGTTGTAGGATCGGTTGGTGACAGATCGACGTTGACGCTCGTCGAGTAGCAGAAGATACGCACGCCGTAGTTTGCATGACCGGCTTCAGTGCGAGAAGAATAGAAGCGGCATCGGTCGACAAGGCAGTCGCGAGAGGCGGCACCAAAATCGATAGCGCTGAAATCCAGATCCGTAAATGAGCAATCGCGAACGACGCAGCGGCGGGACGTATTGAATTGGAATGGAGTCGCATCGGCCCAGCGATCTGAGCCGGGGGTTCCAGATCCAAATGGATTGCCCGATCTGAAGCTGATGCCGAATACGTTGACGTTTTCGACGGTGACTGCAAAAGATGTGAATCGTCCGGTTCCGTCCACCGTAGCGTCGCCGAAAACGATCATTGGTAACGGCCCAGTGTAGTTGACGATCTCCGCTCCATAGCCAACAAGCGTGACGTTTTTGAGATTTGGGAAACTACCTACCTTTGTGCGGCACGGGAAGGAGTAGCCCGCCGGGAAGACCAAGACACCACCGCCTTCTGCGGTGAACAACGTCAGTGCCGCCGCGATAGCGGGAGCCCAATCCCAAGTCGACGGATCTAAGGCGGTCGGCTTGTTGATCACATAGGATTCGAACTCGAAGATGCTATAGGGCTGCGCATCAAGCGCTTCCCGCGCCGTGTCAATCGCCGATGTGAGCCTGGATCTCTTATAGCCGACCAGCGCAGCACCTTTTGCGGGATCGGTAGAGTCCGAAAGCTCCTCACGCAATGATCTGTCGACCTGGGCCACCAGCAGGCTCTGATCTGCAGCCCAGTTTCCTGATAGCTCAACCGGAAAACTGGCGGGTAGATTGATGCTGTATAGGTTATCCCCGCGCTCGATGAGCTGGGTAGGCCTCTCAACGGTTAGTCCGATTCCGTCAACATATACAAGAGGTACAGGCTCGAACCCCTGATTGGCTAGAAAATCGTTGACCTGCTGCTCCATCCCAAAGAACGTTTTCCGCTCAACTCCCAAGCGGTCTGGCCATGTCAGCCTGGACCGGTCGTTGGCCCAAACATCGATATTGCCTGAGTTGTCGTGCAGGTCGAACGGCGAACTGGAGCAATCAGCCCCGACCGGGTTGCCAGTGTTGTAGCGCATAGATTCTCCGGGCATAAAAAAGCCCGCTCAGTGGCGGGCATGCTCGATTAAGGGTCCGGTCAAGCCGGCGGGGATTGGTCGTCGTAGGTGTAAACGCGGGCGTCGTAGGGCATGCCCTTCATGGCGACGTTGCCATTGGCTGGGTCGGAACTGGTGATTAGGACAGGGTATGCCCAGCGTGCTGCAGGCCCGAACAGGAGGTGCGGCGGCTCCAACGGGCCGTCTACCACGGGCGTGAAGTCGAGCGCGTCAACCCGCACCGTGTACGGATCAACCTGAGTGGCGGTCCACGGCCCGGACAGCGTGCCGTCCAGTTTGCGAATGCCTATTCGGTGCTCGCCGCCAGCGCTGAAGTCCAGCGGTTCGGATGAATGCAACAGCGTGCCTGAGCCAGCCACCTCGAACCCAAGCAGGATCGCGCTCTGGCACCGTTTAGGAGCGTCATCCGCAACGGCCGCGAAGCTCAAGTAGCCGCTGTTGCTGCCGTCCATCTCGGTTTCCCAGCTGTAAACGTCGGTCCTGAACTTCTGGTGGCCACGGCGGCGCATGCCGATGCGCCAGGCCCTGGTCCTGTCGCTGATGCCTGGCATCTTGATCTTCTCGACCTTGTTGCCCAGGTCACCTGGCCAGCGGCACTCGACCGTTTCCCACGCCCAGGTGGTGCGCGAGAAGTACTCCACATCCACGCCGTCGAAGTCGTTGATCGACGGCATGGCGCCGCTGATCTTCAACATCTTGGTCATGTTCTGCGGCGAGTAGGTCTGCGTCTTCGGGCCGTAGGTGACATCGAACGCGGCCCGGGCGCTGTCACGCACAGGCCGTAGCAAGCCACGGAAAGTAACCAGTTCGCCGAACCCGCACGCCAGGGCGTTGTTCACCATGTCCTTCACGGTGATCGTCGCATCCAGCGTCTCGTCGTAGGTGTCGCCGCGGGCCACGCAGATCTCGTGGAAAGCCTGCCACTCGGGAAGGTCAAGGTCGTCGTCCGTGTATCCGCGCTGCTTCAGTTGGTGGATGCAGTACGGCACGATGTCTCGCGTTGGCCCGGTTCCACCCTCCATCAGCGGCAGAATGCGCGTTGCCTCTACGCTGACCTGGCTCTCCGACTGAGCCGAGAGCCGGTCTCCGCCGCGTATTCTGCAGGTCATCACCGTCAGTCCTGGATAGCTCGTCGGCGAGTTCTGCATCCGCCCGCGCAGGTCCGTCCAGGTCGCGTCGTCCCGGGCCTCGTCGTTGATTCGTCCCGGGCGGTCCTTGTACAGCTTGCGAACCCTTGCCTCAGCTCGCATTGGGTATGGCAGTGTCACCCGGTCAGTGAAGCCCTGGGCATCCAACGAGCCGCCCGTCTTCATCAGCTCAATGACGGTCCACGCGCCGGCCAGATCCATGTCCCGATACTCGAATGCGTAGTAGGTCGGGATCTCGTAGATCTGCCCTTCACGGCCAATGCCGCACAAGCCATTTGCATAGGTGACCGACCACTCGATCTCGGTGATCTTCTCGCTCTCAGGGCAGCAGGCGAACGGGCCGCGGTAACCGCCCTGCAGGTTCGATGCGTCCAGCGTGATCAGGCCGTTTACCGTCTGCATAGCGTTGAAGCCTGGCCAGCCAGCGTCGATCGAGCCGGACGACGTCAGGCGTTCAACCTCGATGAGGCTCGTGCTGAAGGCTGTGATCCGGTACCGAAGCCCACGCGGGCCAATTGTTGCCAGGCCCTGGCCCAGCGCTAGGCCGACCACTGGCGACCCACCGTCATAGTCGAGGGTCATTTCAGCTGGCTGCTCTGGGATAGCGCTGGTGGTGGCCGTACCGGTTACGCCTGTTGGCGAAGCTCCCAAGATTGTGGAAGCACCGGTAGCGGTTATGGCCTGGCCGGCGAACGGCGTCAGCTCGACGATACGCAGCACGCTGCCGCTCACTTGAGCCTGGAACGGCTTACCGCTTAACTGTGTGTTGAGCGCCGATACCAGGCCGGATAGGTTGGTGGTCGCGGTGTTCAGCGTGATCGGGTAGCTGGTCGCTCCACGGAACAGGGTGAAGCTCAGCGGGGTGACGTTGAAGTCGTACCGGGTTGGCGCCGCCGACCCGGTGAGCGTCGATGCCGTGCCGGGGTTGGCCGGAACAGCTGGGCTGTATGGCGTGTAGCTGTGCACGACATACAGGCCCGCATTGGCCCCTGCAACCTCGATCAGCATGCCAGGCGTGGGGTTCAGCATTTCCAGCGGGCCACGCACGATGTCGCGCCCTACCCCGCCGTCAATGACGGTATAGGTATACGGCGCAAGCACGCGGACGATGATCCCGTTCGACCAGTCAGCCGGGAACTGGCCAGAGCCGGCCGGCACGCTGATTGTGTCGCCGACGAACTCGTAGGCCGAGGCGGTTGCTGACTTGGTCAGTTCGGTGGCCATGGTTAGCTCAAGGCCGGCAGAGCCGCTGGAGCTGGCTCCCACCTCTGGAGCGTTGAACCAATTTATATGCGCCGGATCTGCCGACAGGTCAGCGCCTGGCGGATAGATGGTGAACGCTGCATCCGCGCCCAGGGAGATCAGCGGGGTTTCCCCTACCTTGACCTTTGCCAGCGGCACGTCGTACTCGCCTTCACCGATGTACAGCAGCATTTCCACGCGCTGGTCGCGCGGCGCCAGGAATGCGCGGCGCGGCTGGGCCAGGTACGACGGATAGACCCGCTGGTGGCCGGCAATCTGCCGAACAGGGTCGCCCAGCTTGACCTTGTTGCCCTTGGCGCTGGCATCCATCAAGGGGTCGCCCTGCTGGGTGCCGGCGCTGGACGGCATGCCCGGCATCTTGGGCATGATCGCCTTCAGCACCGCCTTGGCGCCCTTGAACAGCGCGAAGGTGATGGAAAACGGGTCGGTACCCTTTGGCTCGCGGTAGATCTGGAGCAGGTCAGACGGCTTGAACTTCACCTTGTGCCACAGGTGCTGCTCAATCACCTCATCATTGAGGGCAACGCTGATTGGCGGGCTGTCCCGGCGCTCGTAGGACTGGGCCTGCGACTTCAGCCACTCCTCGATGGTCATGCGGCGATCTGTCTTCCAGGTGCCGAGCGGCGCCGTGTCACTGAGTTTGTTCGGGAAGAATTCGACGGTCACGGTAGTAAACCACCCTTGGATGCGCGGCTTCGAACTCGCCGGTTGTCCGGAGGCAGGCGCCACCGGGGTTTGTGTCCAGCACCTTCAGCCGCCCCTCGCTCAGGAGCACCGTACCGACATGCAGAAGCGCCGTTCCGCGCAGCACCGCGGCAATGGCTCCAGGCTCCGGGGTGCACTCCTCCATCGCCTGACGGAGGCTGCGGTAGGCCTTGGTGTTTTCGCGGATCTTGTCCTTGCCAACCGCTCCCAGGGACGGGAGCCAAGGCAGGCCAAACAGGTCGTGACGGATTGCCCGGCACATACCCCAGCAATCGAAGGCAATAGGCCCCCGTGCACCCTCGCGATACGGGGCGCGCATGAATTTTTCGATCATGGTCAGATGTACTTCAGGCCTGGTGCCCGGGTGGCGGTCAAGATGGTTCGTAGACCGTTGGTGTTGAGCAGGTCGTAGAATCCTGCTGTGAGCTTGGCGACGTCGTCCTCATATTCCCGGCTGAGCAGCGTCATGCGGCACCGCTCTTGCGGGAACGACAGGTCTTCGGCCAGGTAGCGCCGGAAGGTGATGATGAAGCGGTCGTCGGCGGCCTTGGCCTCCTCCACGACTTCCTGCACCTCACCGGTCACGTTGTCCAGGCCCAGAACCAGGTTCTGGAACGCGCTGTTGTCGTTCTTGGGCAGGGCCAGGTCCATGGCCATTGCGATGAAGGTCAGCGTGCGGCCGTCCTCGGTGGTGCACACCCGGTCTTCCCAGCCTGAGCAGTACAGGTGGGAGACGGTGCCGCCCTCCTTCCTGGCCTCGATAGTGTCCACCAGCTCGCCCCTGCCCGAGGCGTAGCACTCCTCGATAAGGCTCATGCTTCAGGCCACTCCCTGTTCGCCGCCACATCGATGACGTTCTTGTTGAACCAGTACTCAGGGAACTGCTCCCAGCCTTCAGGGATCATCGGGCGCTGTTTGAGCTGCAACACCGCCGAATAGCGCCATCGGCTGACCTGGGTGAGGTCAGGACCCTGGTAAATGGCCTTGAAGTGCGCCTGGTAGGTAGTGAACCCTGACGGCAACTGAAGCGGCATTTCAAACCATTCCATGCCGTTGTTCAGGGTTCGCGCATACCAGGCCTCGAAGAAGCCGGCCTCGGCCTCGCTGAAGTTGAAGTTGAACCTCAACTCAGTCGGAACGTAACTGTGCCGGACCCGGTACCGAGTGCGGCCGGTGACCATCTGCGTAGCCCGCATCGGATCAACCGTGCTCAGGCCATACCCCTCCTGCAGCGGAAGTGGCAATTCTGCCGGGTATTGAATCATTGCCATTCCTCAGCTGAGGTTTGCGTTTTAGGTGAGAGGGCTGAGGCCCAGAGCTTCCTCGATGCGGGCGAGCCGCCTTTGCAGAAGGAGTTCTTTCTCATCAGGCGGCACAACAGGCTCGGGCACAGTTGCGCCCGCCCCGCTGTCGGCCTCGTCGGTTTCGGTGGTCATGGGATTTCCCTACGTTGGGTTGCGCGAAAGCCCGTAGGCCGCCTCGATGGCCTGCGCCCGCTCGCCACCACCCCAGATGTCAGCCACGAAGGCGTCGATCTGCAGCTGGCCGTCGTCGCCGGTGCGCTGATCAACAGTGCCGGCACGGGACCGGTCTTCGATCAGGTTCACGGTGACGCTTGGCTGGGCTGCCTGCTGCTGGATCTGGCCGTTTGCCTGCACCTTGTTGAGCGAGATGTTTTCGCCGGCGAAGGAGACCCGCTCGTTCGAGTTGATCGCCTCCAGCAGCTCGCGATTGCGCGCGGTTGCCTTGGCGTTCACTACGAACTCGCCGTTACTCAGACGCGCCGGGATGCTGTCGGAGGTGCCTGAGCCTGGACCTGAGACATAGCCACCCGTGGCGAAGCCCTTGATGAGCGCGAACGCAGCCAGGAGCGCGGTACCACCAACGACAGCTGCAGCACCGAAGGAGCCGATGGAGGCAACGAGTGCCGCTGGCAACCAGGCGCTAGCAGTTGTGGCCGCCGCCGCCGTCTGAGCAGTGGTAGTTGCGGTTGTCGCGGCAATGCTGGATGCAGTGGCCACGCCATCCGCAGCGACCTTGGCAGTGGCCACTGCCGCAGCACCTGATGTCTCTGCGGCTGTTACGGCGCCAACCTGGGCGATCTGCTGCGCGGCGACTGCCGCCGAGGTCTGCCCGAATGCCACCTGCATGGCTTGATTGACCGCCCATTGCGCAGCCATCTGCCCGAGCGAGTTGACCACGCTGCCGACCAGGCTGCGGGTAACGTTCGTGACGGATTCCCCGAAGGTTTGACCTTCCAGCGTCATGGCCTGGAACGCGCCACCGACACTGGACTGGATGCTGCTGAAGGCACCGCTGAACAGGGCCTGACTCTGTCCGGCGACGTTAGCCGCGGTTGTCTGGAAGTTGGCCAGTGCCGCGTTCCAGCCGTTGATAGGGCTGGAGATGGCCGCGTCGTACTGAGCGAACCCAGACTGCAGCGCCTCCAGCCGCTTGGGCAGATACTCCTGCTCGAGGTCGATCTGCGCCTGCAGGTCCTGCCGCTGCTTCTCCGTCGTGGCGTTGGCCAGTTCGGTGCGCAGCTGCAGAATTCGGTCGTTGGCTTGCTGTTCCAGCTGCACGCGCTGCTGCATGCGCTGTGCTTGCTGGTCGCCCATGCCCACGCCGGCGGCAGCAATGCTGTACTCGCTGCGCTGGGTTGCCAGCTGCCTCTCCAGTTGGGCGCGGTACTGCTCGGCCTGGGTAAGGCCCTGCGCGCCCTTGATGGCTGCTGCGTAGTTCAGCGAGGCCTGGGCCAGCGCCTTACCGTACTCGTCTTGACTGATCTTGCCCTTGTCCAGGGCCAGCTGAAGCTGGGTTTGCTCCTTGGTAAGGGTGCGCGCAGCCTGGGCCGCCGGGTCGTATTGGCTGTACAGGCGGGCAAACGTGGTCTCCGCCTCAGATACACCCTTGTTGACACCCTTCGGCGCGTTCTTCTTCGCCTCGCGGGCCTTGATGTCCGCGATTTCCTGCTCGATGTTCTTGCGGGACTTCGCGTACTTCTCTTCCTCAGCAGCGCTAAAGCCGCCAGCGGCAATGGCATCCTTGCGCGCCTTGTCCAGGTCCGTCAGTTCCTTCTGGAGCTTCTGGGTCTGGGTCAAAGACGACTTGTAGGTCGAGTTGATCAGGTCGATGCCTTTCTTGCCGGCATCCTGTGTGGCCTTGTTGCTGGCATCCTGCGCAGCCTTGGCGGCATTGTTTGCCAGGGCAGTTTGCAGCTGCTTGAGTCTTGTTTCGAGCCCGCGCAGGGTCTGGTCGTCATCGCCCGCGAAGAACCCGATGATGCCCCCTTTGCGCTGGGCGATCAGTTTCTCGGTGTTGGCGATTTGGTCCTCGATCGTCTGATCGCGACCAACGTCGAGCATCGCATCCCAGGCCTTCTTGGCCGCCCCGGTGATGGACTGCCACGCGGACTCCAGCGTGCCCAGGTTGCGCTCGATCTCCCCTGCCCGGCTGTTAATGGCCTCGGCGTACAGGCCGGCCGCCATAGCCGCCGCGTCCATCGTCTTGCCCTGTTCCTGCAGGGATTGGATGTTGGCGTATTGCGACGCGGTGAGGATGTTCAGCTCACCGTCGAGCTTTTTGATGGCATCGACAGGGTTCTTGCCGATCTCGTTGAAGGTTTGGACGACCTCTGTGATGTCCCGCCCGGTCTGCTTCGACCATGCCAAAGAGGCCTGGGTGATTTCCACGTACATGGTGCGCAGCGGGTTGCCCGCGGCAGCCAGTTGCGTGAGAACCCCAGCTGCCGCACCCACGGTTCCGCTACTTGCCGCGACCTGATTGGCCATGTCGGCCAGCAGGTTGGCGGACAGCCCCGCGGCGTTGCCGTTCTCGATCAGCGCATTAGCGAAGCGCTCAGTCTCTTCAGAACCCTGGTAGTAGGCCACCGCCAGCACGCCAGCGGCGGCTGCCGCGGCGGTGAACGGGTTGACCAGGCCAGCGACGTAGCCACCTAAGGCCCTGGCCGCCGGACCTACGCCACCGAACATATCTTTCAGCTGGCCGCCCTGCTGAAGCAAAACAGTGAGCGGGGCCTGGCCGGCTTGGAGGCTGACCGCGATGTCGGTGAACTGTGCTGGAAGGCCGCGCACTGCTGCGCTGTAGGCCTTAGCCGACATTCCAGCTCTGTTCATGCTGTCGGCTGTCCCGCCGATCTGTGCACGCGCCTCGCTGATGCGTGCTGCATATTCTTCGAATGTGTCCGAATCCACCAGGCCGGAACGCCGGAACCGCGAAAGGCGCTCCTGCTGCGCATCCAGGCGATCCAGAGCGGCTACGGTCGGGTTTATTTGCCCAAGCAGTTGAGAGAGCTCGCGGCGCTGCTCATCCAGGCTTCTGGATACCTGATCGGTAGACTCGCTTGCAGATTCACCAGCGCGCTCCATGCGCTCGAGCGAACTGGTCAGATCATCCGCATTGCGCCGGGCGCCCCGGGAGTCAATCGTTACGGCAAGGCGGGATTCTTGCGTCATTGCTCCCTCCGGCGTCAGCGCCTCTTGGGCTTGGATGTGGATTCAGCAGCAGCCTGGGCTTTCTCGTTCTGCTCCTCCCAGTGCTTGCGGAACTGGTCATCGAGGGCAAAGACGGCTGCGTCGAACTCTTCGCGGCATATCGCAGATGGGTAGCGGTCGAGGTATTCGGTTATGGCCGCCGGTGAGATTGGTGCAGGCGCGCCAACCATGCCGACGTATTGTCGGAACCGGCTGATGTAGGCGTAGGCTTCAAGGATCTCGACCGTCACACCGTCAATCTCGGGGGCCTCAGGAACGCCAGCCCCCAAGCGCTCATGCTTCCAGCGCTTCTTCTCGTTGGCTTCGCCAGACCACTCGCGCCCCCATAGGTATGCCGCTACTGCTTTTCCGCAGTGGCTGCGGCCTTCTCCTCGACACGGCGGGCGATATCGGTAGCGGTGCGCAGGGCCAGGAAGTAAACGCTTGGCATCTGGTTGATCAGCGCGATGCACAGATCAGCGCTGTATGGAGCTGGCTCGCCCGGCTTCTCCTCAACGTCTACGCCCTTCCAATCCTTGATCAGATGCTTGGCCGCCAGCTCCACGAACAGTTCATCGTCGGTCTCAAGCTCAACGTCAGGGATGTCCGAAAGGCTGAACTCGGCGGTGCCGACCCGAGCCTGCTGATTGATCGCGGCCAGGTGGCGATTGATCAGCGCCTGATGCGACTTGTACAGAGGGTTGGCGATCGATCCGACGAGGATCTCGGCGCCCGGCGCGAACTCAACCCAGCGCTCGCCGTTGATGTCCAGCTCAGGCTTATTTGCAATGGTGATGCCCATGGTAATCCTCTGCGGTAAAAGGCCCGACGCACACCGCAGGGCGCGCCGGGCAAAGGTTTAAGCGGTGACGGTGACAGCGCAGGTGTCGGTCTTGGTGCCGTCTGCGGCGCTGGTCGCGGTAATGGTGGCGGTGCCCACGGCCAGGCCGGTGACAAGGCCGGTCTCGCTCACGCTGGCGATGGCCGGTGCGGAGCTGGTCCAGGTGACTTGCTGGCTTGCACCGGCTGGGGTTACCACAACCTCGAGGTCGCCGGTGTCGCCCACTGCCACACTCAGGGTGGCCGGAGTGACATCCACGGCAGCCACAACGATCGGCGCCGGCAGGCGGGTGATGGTCGGGGCTACGCGGCGGGCGGTGTAGTTCAGTTCCACCTGGATGATGTCGGTCGAGCCACCATCCGGCCAATCAGCGGTGATTTCCATCTCCGGGATCAGGAACTTGTAACCGCCGTCGGCGTTGCCGATGGTGAATTCCAGGCTGATCGCGTCGTTGGTCTTCTGCGCCTTCCACAGTTCGTAGGCCATCTTCGACCAGCTGATGGTGATCGCACCGGAGGGGGTGAACGTGGTGGCAATGATGTTGCCTGGGTACGGGTTGCCGTTGCCGATGCAGCGCTGGGTCTGGACGGCGTTGTCGAACTGCAGGTTGAAGCTGTCAACGCAGGCGTTGTCCTCGCCCACCTGGACGCCATTGATCTTCAGGCCACTGATGTCCTTGAAGCTGAAGCGGCGCTGGCTGGTCTCTGGCTGGGCGTTGATGATGAACGAGGTGTTGTCGCCCTTGTCATCCCAGGCGCGCGCGGCCATGGTCGTGGTGACCGTGACCTCGTTGTCGCCAGGGAAGTCGAAGTTCATGGTAGCGACTTGCACGCCACGGGCGATGGCCGACACACCGATGTCGGTCGCATATGAGGCGATCGAGAAGGTGATACGGTCGTCACCCATGGTGAGCTGATGGCTGGCCCAGGCCTTGCCGAAGCAAGAGGCCATGAACTCGTCCAACGCGCCGAAGCGCCATTTGGTCTCGATGTCGCCACCTACATCCACAGTGGTCTGGGCCGTGCCCTGCGACATCCGGGTGAAGCCGATTTCGTTGTTCTCTTCCGAGTTGAAAGTCGGCATCAGGCCGTTGCTGATGCGCGTCAGCACGTTCCAGTCGCCGGCCGGCGTCACGCCGGGGGTTACTTCTTTGATCCAGGCCAGCTGGACCTTGGCTCCGCTCGACATGCGGTTTCTCCTATCGATAGGCGTAAAAAAACCGCCATGTGGCGGTGCATTGGTTGGGCTTGGATCAGGCCGCGTCGAGCCCAAGGGTCATTTGCAACTGGTCGCGCCAGTATTCGACCTGGTGCTCGAGCCCTGGCTTCTTGTTGCGCCAGCGGGCCAGCTCACGACCGCTCAGGCTTGCAACGGCCTTCGCGTCATCAAGAGCGCGGCAGGCGCGGTCAAATTGCTGCTTCTCGTTCAGCTCGCCGCGCAGTAGTGCGTCAATGTGTAGGTCGGCCCATACGGCGAAGTCATCATCGAGCCAGCGCGCGAACGCTACAGCCAGCTTTGGGTGGAGCCAGGTGCCCGCCTTGCCACGCACTTTCGATGACTCAACAAGCTTGAGGTCGGATTTTCCGACATCAAACCCAGCACCCAGGTGCTTCCTGAGTGCGTTCATGTAGCTCTTGGTACTTGGTAGCTCCAACCAGTGCGCTGGCCGCTTGCCGAACCGCTTGGCTACATCGGTTGCATTGATCCAGCCGTCGCCCTTGAAGCGTACTGCCTGGCCTTGGTAGTGAAACGGAATGACGTTGCTCTCGATCATCTGTGACACCTCGTTCATCAGGCGAATAGATACGCAGCCGGGGCGGACGGATGAACGAACATCCACCGTTCGGCTGTACGGGCCTAGGCTGCGTGTTGGGTTGCCTTGCGGCAGAAATTGAGGGCTCAGTAGGCCCGGTATGGGATCGACACGTTCACCTGGTACCAGCCGTGCCCGTCATCGCCGATGGTATTGGCCGAGGCCGCGTAGCACTCGAATGGCCAGGTCGGGTCGCTGTAGAACTCGAAGTGCTGGACCAGCGTGTCGGCGGCCTTGGTGATGGCCAGGGTGCCCTTGTTACTGGGCACGAACAGCTGAACCATGATGATGCCGGTCCGCCGAACGCATGGGCCGATGCCGACCTCTGGCGCGCTGGACAGGCCTGGAACGTCCGCCAGCCTGGCCCAGATGGGTTTGCCGGACGGGTCGAACGGCCCTTGCGGGTTGTTCGGGTAGTCGACAGCGGATGCGGGAATGCCCGCCCACTGCTGCATGCGGCCAATGACAATGGCCCGGATCTGTTCGAAGGTCATGTCCTATAGGCCTCGGCTACGCCGTTGAACGATACCGCGTAGATGCCGGCGGGCGCCTGCTTGGAATGGCCATCCTCAAGCGGACCTGCATACGGCAAATTGTTCTGGATGAAGACCTGCGTGTATGGTTCCAGGCCGGTGACTGCTCGAACACCGGCCTGGATGGTTTCTGCACCCGTTGGGTCGACGTTCACGGTGCTGGTGTAGACCGGAGCTCCCACGCTGACGATGTTGTTGCCACGGAAACGCCCGGTGTCTACCGGAGACCGCAGGACGATCTCGTTGAGCATCGCCATGGCGATAACCCTAACTCGCTGGCTCAGTTGCTCCTCAACCACCCCGGTGAACATGCTGGGCGGCGTGCTCCAGCCTCTGTTCTTGGCCATGGTCACTTCCTCAACTGGATTTCGTAGTGCGCCTTGGCAGGATCAGGCGCTGGGCTGACCACGCGATATACAGCAGGCTGCCCTGTCATCAGATCCGTGACCGTTATCTGGTGCCCAACGGCCGGCCTGTCAGTGACTTCGTTGGCCAGGCAGATCAGCAGCACGTCACCCACCAGGACGTTGATGTTGTCGATCCGGCGACTGTCGTAGCTGTCGAACACGCCGCGCCCGGTGTAGGTCACCGGCTGCGCCGTGGTGGTCTCGTTTACCGGGTCCCAGACGCCGGGCCCAATGTAGGTCCCGGTGAACGTTGACACCGCGTCGGCCAGGTCTTCGTCGAAGGCCTCGGCCAGGTCTGCCTGGATTTCGTCGCGGAGCCCCATGGCTATCCCCTTTTCACAGCAAAGGCGAACTGATTGCTGCGCCAGGGCGTCAGCAGGGCCAGTGCCAGCTGCACACAGGCTGGCTGGGCTGCAGTGCTGGTCTTGTCGATCGAGCCGAAGGTCTTGCTGGTCGATACCGATCCGGCCTTGACCGTCTTCGCCTCGAGCGAGCCCTCGGTCTGCTGCACGTACAGCTTTCCTTGGGATGCGCACTTAGCCAGCCTGGCGCCGGCCTGCTTTACGTCGCCCGGGATGTCGTCCATGTCGATGCCGACCAGGTTGAGCGACGTCAGGTAGGCATTCGCCTCGAAGACCGCTTCTTCCTTGTCGGCGTCAGGTGCCCAGCCAGCCCCAAGGATAGAATCCACGTCGGCCACGGTGATGTAGGTAGCCATCAGGCCTCCGCTTGAATGAGTGGGGCCGAAGCCCCGGTGTTACTTCTTGTCGAGCTCGTCGACCAGCTTCTGCAGCGACTCTTTCGAGGCGTTGGCGCGGTAGGTGACACCGGCCTTGTCCAGCGCAGCCTTCAAAGCCTCGACCTCGGGATCGGCAGCCGCAGCCTTGAGGGCTTCGATCTGCTTGAGCAGCTCGGCCTTCTCTTGCTCCAGCGCGATGACCTTCTGTACTTCACCGTCGCGCTCACGTTGCAGGCTGGAGACGCCGGCATTAACTGCTTCGAACACTTCGAAGAGGCGCGATGCGGTTTTGCCCAGGTCGCCCTCCGGGCGCTCCAGGCTCTGGACGGCGAACGATTCGACGATCACGCCGATGGAAGCCAGCTCAGCAGTCAAGCGATCGACAACGTCCTGGGCCAAATTTCCGGCATCGACGACCACCGCCAGGGCCTGCAGCTCGGGGCGAATGGTTACCTCGGGAACGTCCTTGGCAGCGCCTTTGCGGCCCTCCGCCACGTTGGCGTCGACAATGACCAGCCCGTGTTCCCGGGCGAGTTCCTTGACGTTCTCCTGGTACTGGTGGAACGGTCCAGCCAGATACCAGATGTTGTTTCTGCTCATGCGCTTGTCCTCAGCAGGCCAGGCCATCGGCCCAGCCCGCCATCAGGGTTACTTGGAAGCGTCACCGATCAGAGCAACACCGGCGGTGTGCTTGATACTGGTGGCGGTCTTGCCCCAGTTGGTGCCGGTGGCGATCTCGGCATCGGTCGGGGATTTGCCGCCGCTGGTTTGATCCCAGGTGTAGCCCTTGAGCCCCAGGCCGAAGTCGTAGTCCACCTGCAGGGTGGTCTCGATGCGCTCCTTGCCGTTGGTGGTCGACACGTTGCTGACCATGTTGCGGCCGTCGTGCACCAGTGCTGCGCCCTGCACCAGGGACAGGATGATTTCCTTGTTCGGGATGCCGGCCTGCATCAGCGCCGGGGCATCGGTGACCACCGAGACCTTGCCCAGGATATCGACTACGCGAACGTTGCCGGCCTGGAACAGCTGCTCGGAGTTGGTCAGGGCCTGGCCGATCAGCTTGTGGTAGGTGGTGCCTTGCATCACCTGGGTTACCAGGTTCTGGCTGGCGTCACCGAACTTGGCGTGGGCGTTGTTCAGACCGACCTGAGTGATGCCGGCGGTTGCCGAGACATCGTTGACGGCTGCGGCCTGGGCAGTGATCGCTGCAACCAAAGCGGCGATTGCGGTATTCAGCTGGTCCTTCAGCAGGATCTCAGCGAACGCCCGGGATGCCACCTCGACGCCTTGGGCGGTGGGGCGCTCCAGCCAGGTCATCTGCGACGGCTCGTAGCGAACAGGGCCGAAGCCGCCGGCGACCTTCACCGAGGTGTTTTTCAGCTCGGTCAGGTCGGTGATCGGGGCGGCGCCGTTGGCGGCGTAGCGATCGACGCGGCGCTGGGCAGCAGCCAGGGTCTGGAAGAACGACTCTTGGAGGAAGTCGCCGGTGAAGCCGTCCGGGGACAGCACGATGGCGCCGCGGCTGGCGGCGTTGAACGCAACGAGCATCTGATCCAGCGTCTCGATGGTCGCCGGCATGATGTACTCGTTGAAAACCTGCATTTGCGACAGGGACATAGGTGTTTTTCCTTACGATTGAGGGAGGTCTGGGAACCGGCTGGCGATTGCCGCCGTGCGTTCCGCTTTGTTACCGCCGAAATTGCCTTTTGCGGCCCCGCCGCCCTTTCCAGCACCCCCGGCCCCGCCGCCAGATGCCTTGCTACCAGCGATCAGCGGGCCGAAGGCCGGATCGTTGGTGAATTCTGCTTTCAGCTCATCCAGCGTTGCCGCCGAGAGCTTGCCAGCAGCGTCCAGCACGACAACGGTTGGTTTACCGTCGCGCTGCTCGACGCTCAGCCGGCGTTCGATGTGGGGAAGCAATGCCTTGGCGCTGCCTGGCACGGCCAGAGCAGTCGCGATCTCGGTGGCGGTGCGGCCAACGGTCAGATCCCGGATCTGGCCTTGCAGGGTGGCGCGCTCGCTTTCGAGGGTGCCGGTCAGCTCAGCTTCGCGGCGGTTGTACTTTTCGGACCAGGACTTTTCGAGCTCCTCGACGTTGCCAGACTTGCGAGCAGCCTCTTCGGCCTCGGCGCGCGCCTTTTCTTCGGCCTCGCGGCGGGCTTTCTCGGCGGCCTTCTTCTCGCCCAGGAGCTCCTCCACCTTGGCCTTCAGGCCGGTGACATCCTCCTGCTGCGGCAGACCATCGATGCCAAGGACGAACTTGCCGTCCTTCTCGACGTACAGGGCTGCTACCGATTCTTCGACGCCTTCGAGGCTGTCCAGTTGGAATTTCAAGGTCATTGCTGTCTCCCAGAGACGTTGAGCAGGCCCTGCCTGCGGGTACAAAAAAGCCCCGGCTCAGCCAGGGCTTGGAAATTGCGCGCCACGAAATCGAGACGCCGTGTTTTGTGGCGCGGATCAGTTCAGGCCGGCCCGCTCGAATGCCATCGGCTCACGCTCGCGCAGCTGCTTGAGGGTCAGGGTGCGGCCGTCATCGTCGACAAACCTGTCGATGGTGAGCTGGCCCTTGCTGAACAGCTTGTAGCGAGCCGGGCCGAGCACATCCTCTTGGAACGCTGCGGGCTGGCGTGCGAGCCATTCGCCGTAGGTGGTCTTGCTGCTGACCTGTTCGGCACCGTCCGGGCCTACAGCTGGGCGAGTTGAGCCAGGGATATCTCGGGCAAACTCATCCTTGAGGACTGGGATCTCGGTGGTCCGGCAGTTCCAGTGGAACGGCGGCGACGGCGCTGTCATGGGCACCACCGTGCCATCCAGCGCACGGCAAAGCGGCGTGGTCCTGCCGTCCAGCGTGGCGACCCGGCGCTTACCCTTCAGGATGTCGTCGTTGTCGGCCATGACCTGCGACCTCGCCGAACTGGCGATGTGGTTGGTCATGGTCCGCACCAGTGCACCAGCCTGGTCGCGCTGCTGCACGCCGAGCGATGTGAGCCGGCGGGTGATCTGACTTGTCGTCTCACCCAGCGCCGAGCCCATGCGAATCTCGCTGATGATCTCGGCGCTCTTCTTGGTGCCGTACTGGTCGAGCGCGCCGGCGATGCTGATGCGCTGTCGCCCCTTGCCGACCTCCAGGTCGAGCGGATCGGCCAGCGCTGCGGCGGCGACCTGCTCAATGCTCGGCTTGTTCAGCTGCACGACCGTCTTCACGACCTTGCCCAGCAGGGTCATGTTGAACTCGGCCTCGTACCCGCCGAAATCCGTCAGGTCGAGCACGGCCTGCTGCTTCATCTCGCCGTATACGCCCGCCAGCTCGCCCTGTAGCTCCTGAATCTGCTTCTCGTACCGTTGGGTGCCGTAACGGCTCAATCCATCTGATACGCGCGATTTGGCGGTGCTGATGGCCTTGGTGATGAACTTGGCCAAGCGCTTGAGGCTTCCCCCGGCGTAGCGCTGCACATGCACCTGGTGGCGAGTCGCTGCGTCCGACAGGTAGCCGTCACTGCTCATCCTCGCCGCCTCCGGTATCGTTGCCGGTCACCGGCGGCTGCTCGGCCAGTTCATCGTCTATGAGCTCGTCGGTACGGTCTGCCTCGAGCACACCACCCTGGCGAAGGTTGGTGCGTAGGTCGGACTTCGCGATGATGCCCTGCTGCCAGAGCTGGACCTGGGCCAGGATGTCCTGGGCGGTCATGGTCTCGTCGAAGAACGACTGGTTGAGCCAGAAGACAGTCCCGTCCTCGTCCGGCTCGCCCATCATGAAGCGCTCGGCGTCGAGGATGGCCCGTTTCAGGGCCTCGGACACGTTGCCAGCGATCGTGCCCAGCACACTGTTGTCCGAGCTGTAGCGGATGCGCACGGCCTCTGCCGTCTCGGCTCCGCCCGCCTTCTGGACGATGCGGGCGCCGATCATCAGCATCTGCTCTTCCTTGTCCTTAAGCAGCGTGCGGGCCAGTTGGCTCTCTGTCGCCTGGACAAGCTTTGCGTCACCGGACTTGCCGAGGTTGAACCCACGGGTAGAGCCGATGTGGATGCCGTTGGGGTTCAGCTTGGCGAAATCGTCCGCGCTGATGTCGGTGGTGATGAACAGCGTGGGCTGGCTGCTGATAAACCCGCTCTCCTCCACCGTGGCGCTGTTGCCATAATGCAGGATGTTCACATCGGCCAGGTCTTCAAGCGGCGACTTGTCGATGCTGGCGTCGTTGTCCTCGGCTCCGTAGAAGCTGAACAGGATGTGATCGAACGGCTGGCCATTCTTGTCGAGCGGCTGGGTCTCGGTGTAGGTCTTGCCGTCCTTGCTGTAGAGGCGCTGGACGTACTTTCCATCTACCAGAAGCAGCACTCGGTACTGCTCTTCCTTGATGCGGTCGAGGTTCTCCTGGCTGAACTCGGACACGCATTCCAGCAGACAGACGTAGACCAGGCGCAGCACGCCATCAATGACCTGCTCTTCCCAGTCGATGATCGAGGTCGCGCCGTAGTGGTGGATCAGCGCACGCCGGCCCTGCATGTCGGCCATGGAGGACACGCCTTCAACTGGCGGGAAATCCACCAGGAAGCCACCACGCCCAGTGTCCAGGCACTCACCCACGGAGCGCTTGGAAAGCTGCTCCAGGCTCGTGCCGTCGCCACTGGCGTTCTCTTTCAGGTACTCCACGCCGGCGGGCAGCTGCAGTTCGGCTGTCTTGCGGAACACCGCGCCCAGCAGGCCTGTACGGGTGCGCCCGGTGATGTTCAGGAACATCGCCCGCTTCTTGTACTGCTTGTACCGCGCCAGGTTCTCCGGTGATTTGTTCTCCGGGTCCGGCATCGGCAGGTATTCGTCGTGCTTGCGCACCTCACGGGCGCCGGCCACGCAGCGCTTGACCAGCTGCCAGCCGGGCAAGGCCTCCGAGTACTCAGCCCGGGGAATAAAGTTCGGCATGGGTGGCCTCAGAATGTGAACGTGATGGGTACGTGCTTGACCACGGAGCGCTTGGTCTTGGCCACGGCGAAGTAGCGGAAGGCGTCGGACGGGTGGGATGACCAGTCATGCAGCGGCTTGTCTTTCCAGCAGCCGCGCTTGTCATCCCATTCCTTGCGGTAGCTCTCCAGGGCGGTGATGCCCTCCTCGCATTTGGCTTCGTCGAAGGCGCAGTTGGGGAGGATTTCCCGAGCCTGCTCGATGCCTTCGTCCACGCCGAGCTTGGGCACCACCTGGAAGGTCAGCGAATAGCGCTGTCCGTCGATCTCGTAGCCCTCTCGTGCGAGTTCGCGCCGAGTCTTGCCGTCGCTACCGAATTCCCGGTTGTCGATGTCGTGCGGGCCCCAGTGCTCCCCGTAGGTGTATCCGCGATCCTTCAGTACCTTCATGTAGTGCCGAAGGCCTTCGCCGCTGTTCTGGTAGAAGTCGACAACGTGGTACTCCTCGCCGACGATCCGGACGAACCAGATGGCCGTGGAGTCGCCCACGCCGATGTCCCAGAAGGTGTGCACCGGCAGGTGGCTGTTATCTGGCAGCTTGCCGATGCGCTGGGCGGCGTAGAGCTTGGTGAATTGCTTGGCGTAGTAGGCGCCCTCGATCGTCTGCTGGAATGCCTCGGCAGGGATCGACGGGTATTCCCGCTTCATGTCGTCGCCGAGGGTCTTTTCCTTTGCGGCGTACCAGGCGCGCTGGCCTGGGTTGGTGACGATGCCGTGCTTTGCTGCCAGGTCGTCGAAGTACTTGGCCAGACGGTCCGGGATGACTACATCGGTCGGGTCCAGCCAGTACAGCGGGTTCCGCCACCAGCTGAAGAAGAAGAACTTCCAGTCCAGCAGGCCCAGGGGCACGCCGGCCAGCTGCTGCTTCTCGGCAGACTGGCTGTAGTCGAAGAAGTACCCAGCCCGGCCTTCCGCCGTTGACTCGATGGTGACGAAGCACTCAGCGGCCACAGCCTCGAACGCACCGGTGACGATCTCCCGCGCCTTGTGCGGGAACTTGGCGCAGATCTTCCCGAACTCGGAAACGTGCAGGTAGCGCAGCGTGCCGCCCCGGAATGAGGTGGAAACGTACAGCGACCCGCCCTTGCTGAATACCAGCTCGCCAGCGGCGTCGTTGCGCGCCGGGTTGGCCGCCTTGATCTCCTTGGGCAGGTGATCGTAGGCGTACTTCACCTTCTCGCGGAACAGGCGCTTGGCGTCGTTCAGGGTGTGGGCGATCAAGGCGCACTTCGCCGCTTCGAAAAGCGCGGCATCCAGCTGGACGATGCACACCAGCGTGGTGAAGCCCAACTGCCGGGCCTTGAGGATGATGTTGCGGGTGTGCATCCCCTGGAAGTAATCGACCTGCTCCTGCGTCATGCGGAAGCGGACCTTCTTGCCCTGCTTGTCCGTGATGAAGTACAGGTTGTTCAGCCGCCAGAACCGGTCCCGGAGCAGTTTCAGGTGCTCGGGCTTCATGGTCAGGCGTCCTTCGATAGTTCATCCATCAGCTTGGATAGAGTGTCTTCCTCGCTACCACCCTGTTTGACGTCGAGGTCATAAGCCTGGCGCTCCAGGGCAACAAGCGTCTTCAGCGTCTCGGCCAATTCCTTCATGGTCTTGGTCCGGGCAGGCAGCGCGCTCATCTTCTTGGCCAGAGCCAGCACATCGGCCATCGCCTCGCCGTCTTCGTGGTCGCCATCCTTCAGCTGATCGATCAGTTCCTTGATGGTGCCCTGCTCATCCGTCAGCGATTCCAGCTCATCCAGCAGCTTGTTTGTCAGCCGGCGGCTCCGGGAAATATCACCCCGGTGCGCCATCCTGATGTTGGCGATGACCTCAGCATTGAGCTCGATGATCTCCCTTTCGGTTTCCGCCTGTTTGCTGGAAACCTCTGTGGAAACCTCTCGCCTGGAAACCAGTGCATCGGCCTTGGCCTTGATCTTCGCCTTCAGGTCTCGGTCCCAGCCATCGCGCTTGGCGCGCTTGTTGATGGCGGTATGGGAAACCTCGTGGGCGGCTGCGATCTCTCGCACGGAAAGCACGCCGGCCCGGTAGGCTCGTTCGATCGCCTCCCAGTCGGGTTGCTTGGTACTCATGTCGAATCCTTATTGATCTCGGTCGATACGAAGCGTGCGGACCTTGCCACCAGTGCTTGTATCGCGCCTTGCCGCCATCTCGACGGCCTTCTCGGCAGATGCGCCCATGTCCATCGCAGCGAATGCGTATGGCGTACCGCTGCCAATGGCGTACGGCCGGTCTGCCTTGAGTGGCGACTTCCACAGGCCGGTATCGTCGTCTACGGCAACCATCATCAGATTGCCGTCGTGAAGGACGATTGCAGAAGCGTCGACCTTCCCCGATGGGGATGTGCCGAAATAGGCCCCCACCAGAGCGTCATAGTCACAGACGGCGCCTGTCAGGAAGAACTTCACGCCATCGCGCTCAATGCACTTGTCGCAATCATCGTCGGTGATGAGGTCGCCTCGGGTGACTCGGGAGTCGTAGGCGATTACGCCGTCCTTGTAGGCGATGGTCGTCATTCACCCTGCTCCAGTCGCTGGCCAGAGATAACCTCGCCCATGCTCAGCCCGTGGCGGGTGCGGATGGACTCAATGCCGTCAGCTTGATCCCTTGCCACCATCGCGTCAGCAACCAGGTCGGCCTGCTGGCCACTGGCGAACTCGCCGATTGCGGAAGAGGACGCGCCACAGCATCCGCCTTCCGATACTTGCTCGGTCGCGAATCGAGTGACGATGTAACGGGTGACTGGACGAACTCGGTACTCGGTCTTCATGGGTTATCTCCGGCCTGCGCACAGGCTGAGTGATGACGCGCCACAGGTCGGCGCATTGGGAACTTGTGGCGCCCTACCCCGGCTGAAACACATGGCCGCGCCGGGCGACCGCGTACAGGACAATCCCCAGCTTCAGGATCACGCCGTAAAGGGTGGGCACATGGCCGTTCATGGCCAGGACGAACGAACCGAACGCACCTATGGCCACCAGGTAGAACGCGACGGCCAAGAGCGGATGATCCATCGGGCGTATACGCCGCAGGTAGTCGCACGCAGCGATCACCACCAGCACGCTCAGGAAGGCATTGGCGCCGATCAGGACTGAAATTAGGGTCGAGCTCATCAGGTAGCTCCCTTGGCTCCGAACTGACCCACGAGCGACTTCAGCACCGGGATGATGTTCATTGCCAGAAGGCCTATCAGAAAGGCCACGCCGTATTGGGTTTCTCCGCTGGTGCCAAGGCTGAAGTAGCTGATGGCGAGCGGGGTGCAGAAGACTGCCGATGCGAAGCCGGTGAAGAAGGCAGCGACCGCCTGGCCGCGGGTGAGCCCCCGCAGGAAGGTCAGCGAGAGGATCGCCCCCGCGAAGCCGCCAATGATCACGCCGTACTTCACCAGCAGGACGCCGGCAGTCGTGCTTGCTGGTTCGGCCATGAGTGGTTCCTAGAAGAAAAGGCCCGGTGGGGAGGCCCTATTGAGGGACCGGGCAAAGGTGCGGAGCAGCACTTAACGAATCGAATTGGAGCGGGCAGAGGGAATCGAACCCTTCTCTGCTCAGCTTGGAAGGCTGGCGGCAAACCTTCTGCTTGCCCGCTTTGTGTGGGTCTCTCCCCACCTGTCCGCCGAAGACCATCGCAGCGCTGGCACCCCAATGCACCAGTCTCGCCGATCCGGTCACGCGCCACCCTGAAAGCATGTGAGGTCAGGGTGCGCGGGGTGCCGGTTTTTTTCCGTACACCACACTACCGGCTAGCAGTGTCCAGGCTGTCCCGTTAGGGCCTACCCTGGCTGCAGTTGCGTTTCTTGCGCGCACAAAAAAGCCCAGCTCAATGGCCGGGCTTTTTGGCGGTATTTGCCAAAGGCAAAACTCTAACAATGGACAAATAGTGCCATCACGCGTGCGGGAACGCAATAGGCCCTCAAGCGGCCTCCTTCATTTCGTAGATTGCGGCTGCAACCGGCGATAGCGCGCGCTTGTCCAGGTCCTCGCAAACCTCGAAGCAAATCTGCACGAATGGCTCCCAGTCCCTGGCCCAGGCGCATGATGGAAGCGTCACGCCATACACATCGTCGATCCAGCGCTTGAACCATTCCGGGCTTTCAAACGGGTCCTGTGCCGACGACTGCCCGCCCTGATGCATGCGGCGGTACCGGAACATCACGCCCTTGGCCACATACTCACAGCGCTCGCGCTTGGCCGCGGTCATACGGCCCGACCTGGCCATTGCCAGCGAGAACACGCACTCTTCGGCCACCTCGCGCTCGTTGTCGCCGCTCTGCGGGGCGTACATGAAGTTGCCGAAGGCGCGCAGACTGCCGGGCAGCTTGAAGATTGCCGCCTGCACACCACCGGCCAGGGCCTGGTGCACAGCATGGCTCGCCTTCCGCTGCTTCTCCGTGGTCTGGACCATGGTGCCCAACAGGCCCAACTGCTCGATGAAGGCGCCCTGGCTATCCCACGCCGTGTAGAGGCAGTCGTGCCACGCTTGGCGCGCGCTGTTCAGTTGCATTGGCCGTTCTCCTTCTTGCGGCGGATTGCGATGACCTTGGCGCGGGCGACGCACCAGGTGGATGCGATGGTCATGGCCAGCAGCAGCGCGCCGGCGGTATCTGAAATTGTCCAGGTCATGCTGCGCTCCTCCCCTCGATCTGATGCTCACAGCGCTTGCAGCGAACCCAGTTTCCAGCATCGAACATCGGCATTTTCCCGGTGCTGACGGCATCGATGCCGCAGAGGGAGTGCCATGACACCGCCACCCCTTGCCCGTCCAGCGCCGGCAGTTCGAACTCTTTTTCGAAGTAGTGCGCCCGCCCGGTGATCGGGAACATCGGCTTCAACCAGCCCTCGGAGGCCTGCGTGGGCGGGCCGCCGATCATTGCTACCTTGGTCATGCTGCAGCCCTCCTCAGGTCCTTGAGCTTCTGCCTGTACAGAGCCTTGATGACCTGCAGGTCTTCAATGGTCAGGCTCATAACGTGCAGCCCTCATGCAGGACGCGCTTTGCAGCCACATATGCTTGGTGGGCCTCTTGCTCGGTCATGAACGCGCCAAGGCTTCGCTGCTTACCATCAACGCTGATGGCCGACCTCCAAGGCGCCGACCTGCCACGCTTATTCGCATACACACCCAGCAGGCTGCTGGATCGCTTGTTGCTCTGCGGCTTGCGGATGTTCTGCTGGTTCTTCTGCCTGCTTGCCTCGCGGAGATTCGAGAACCTATCGTTCGTCTGGTCGCCGTCGATATGATCGATTTCAAGCTCCGACCATTCGCCGGTCATCCAGAGCCAGGCCAGCCGGTAGCCGAGATAGAGGCGACCATCAATTCGGATCAGTGCTCTCCCGTCTGTACCTCTTCGAGTGCCAGCGCGATCGCCAGCCCGATGAATGACTACCGACCCTTTGAAGCCGCCACGGCTCTCGCTAGTCCAGTAGAAATTCCCTGTTGACGGCTCATACCTGACAAGCTCTCGTAGGCGCTCTGCGGTCAATTTCTTGGCTTTGCTCATGCTGCAATCCTCCATCGTTCAAGCCGGCGGCACTTCTTAAGGAAAACCGCCTTGATCCGCTTCAGGTATGGGATGTCGTGGCGAACGATGTCGCTATTGCACTCCAGCCAATCAACCTTGTCCTGGCCTATCTTCTCGATGAGCGCCGGCCTGTAAGCCATGATGTTTCCACTCAGGAAGTTGTTGCAGGCGCTGCAGGACTTGTTCATGTTCCAAAGGTTGAAGCGCAGGTGCGGGGCGGCGCCGACGCTACGGAAGTGAGAGCAATGCCACTGTCCCTGCCACGAAGCGGGCTTGCTGCAGCTGATACACCCCAGGTGAGCGTCCCGCAGGCGCACGTAGCGATTGATCGCTGCCTGGGCTTCCTTGGCGTACTCGGCTCGGCTCTTCAGCTTCTCCCGGCGCGCCTTGAGGTCTTCCCGGGCCTGCCGGGTGATGGCCTTGGCCGCCACCTTCTGCACCTTCGAGTCCTTCGACATGGCCAGCGCACAGGCAATGCTGCACACCTTCTGCGTGGTCATGGTCGGCTTGAAAGGCTTGCCGCAACCTGGTGCCTTGCACTTCTTCGGCTTGATCTCCTTGATTGCAGTCATCAGCGATCCTCCCGTTTCTGCCGCTGGTAGAAGCTCGTGACTACCTCGGCCAGGAACCGGCAGCCCATCTCACTTAGCCCGCTGGCGAAGTCCGCCGCGGCACCGGCACGCCCGGCGTACTCTTGATCCAGTCGCTGAGCCACTGCGGAACAGAAGGAGCCAATATCCTCGGCGTCCATCTCTTTCACGACCTTCTCGGCCGAGAGGAACACTGTGGTTTGCGTTGTGATTCCAAGTCCGTCGCTCATGCCGCCTCCTCGCTCAGCAAGTCACTGAACACCACACCCTGCGGCGCGAACTCGGCCACGATGCGGTCGGTGTACTGGCAGCCCTGGGCCCGGTCGAACAGTCGGGTGACCGGGAAACCATCCGGCCCGAACATCGCACAAGGCCCCATCAGGCGAAGCTTCACCTCATACGGCAGGTGGATGAACGACTCGGCCCAGCCGGTGCGGAACTCATCGCAGCCGGCGCGCATGATCGGCACGCCGAAGTGCAGCTTGCAGTACCGGCGGACATCCTCGATGTCGCCCATCTCGGTGCTCTTGGCGATGCGGTCGTACATGGCGAACCACAGGGCGTTCTGGTCCAGGGTGCGGTCCTTGCCCGGGCGCATGGTGACCACGACGAACTTCTTATCGCGGAACATGCGAGTGAGCATGGTCACGGCCTCGGAGAGCTTGGCCTGGCTGTTGACGCTGATCTTTTCAGCCATGGGCGCGGCCCTCCAAACGATCCATCGACTTGGTGAGCGCGCGGTCATGCTCAACCAGGCCCCGGGCCTTCGAGTAGAGCGCGTGAGCGCGCAGAGCTGGGTACGCGCTGCTGGAGTAGAACTCCCAGGTCAGATACCAGCCGCCAAGGACCGCTAGAGCGTTGTTGACCTGCATTCGAATCAGGAGATCTCTCACGGCTCCACCTTTAGGCCTTGGGCCTCAATAGCCGCCCTGCACTCGCCCAGAGCATGGTTGTAGGCCTCTTGCACCGCCTCCTCCTTGGAGGTGCTAGTCCTGCAGGTGTCCTCGGAAGGCAGCTCCACCACCACGGCCTCGCGGGAGGCCTGCCAGGCCCACCATGCATCCTTCACGCGGGTGTTGCAGTAATCCTCGGGGGCGAGGCCGCTTCGCTTCAGTGCGATTTCGCCGTGCTCTGGATAACGGGCACGCCATGCCGACTCGAACTGCTCGCGCATCTTGTTGGTGTCCATCAGTGCTTCTCCTGCATGCGCATGCCGATGTTCGCTGCGGCAATCAGGATTGCTCGGGCCACGTTCTCACCCGTCGGATGCGGGTCCGTGCCTTGGCCATAGCCAACGATGCCGTGCATCTCGAAGTTCTCCTTGTCCTCGTTGCGGCGGCAGACGACCTGCTTGAAACCGTCCAAGAACTCGACGTTGAGGCGCAGCTTCGTGGCAAGGGTCAGCGCCTGTTCCTTGAAATCCAGCGGATTGAACCAGCCGCTGAACCCTGCGGCCGTGAACTTGCGGATGTCGCCCTTGAATGAAGGCTCATGGGCGGTCGCGCCAATGGCGTTTGCTGCGAACTCGATGAGCTCGCGATCTGTCAGGCTCATACGCCCTCCCCGGCCGGCTGCCCGGCGCGCTTGATGTTCAACTTGGCCAGCAGGTGTGCACGGTTCATGCTGCCTCCTTGCGAGCATTCAGCTTCTCGACGAGCTTGGCGAGCGCCCATTCGCAGCGGCTGATCTGGCGGTGGGCAGCGGCCTTTTGGGCATTTGCTTCACGGCTAACACCGGCCAGGTAGCGTTCACGCACGCTGCGATCCATTGCAGCCACCGCTGAGCCCTGGGCGATTTCGTAGATATGCAATGCGCCGGGGTGCGGCTGCTTCATGCCGACACGCAGGTAGCCGTGGTATGCGTCCTTGCCAAGACCATGCTCGATCAGGCCATGCAACTCGTGGGTGCTGAACTCGACCGTGCGGCCGGCGTAGAGGACAAGCAGCCGTGCACCACCCACGCCTGGGGACATGAACTGCATGTCGCCGTAGGCGATTACCACTGGGCATCCAGTCGCATCGCTGGCGTCCATGGCCTTTTCACACTCGACTTCCGTTGGCAGCGGGCCTTTGACCTCTACGAACATGCCGGCGCGTGGCAGGTAGAAGTCCGGCAGGTAAGCGCCATGGCGAGTTTTGACAAGGCGAGGCTCATACAGCCAGTCGATGTTCAGGGCGTCCATCATGTCGGCCCAGCGAGTTTCGGAGTGCGAGCGCATGAGGTAGCCACCACGCGCGAAGATTGTTTGCCCCATTAGAAGCTACCCCCTGGCTTGAAATCGTTGAGCATCGAACGAGATGACCGCCGTGCTGGCTGTGCGGAAGCCTGCTGCTGTTCGCGCGATCCGGCGTAGTTGGTGAAGCGGGCAAATTCACCCTGGTGCTGCAATAGGCAGTGACCGGTCGACGCGTGGCGGTGCTTCACTACGTCGATTTCGGTGACGCCGCTTTGTCCAAGATCGGAATCTGCATCCCGGTGCGCGATCAAGATGATGTCGGCGTCCTGCTCGATCTCGCCGGAGTCGCGCAGGTCCGACATTTGCGGCTTTTTGGTGGTACGAGTCTCAATGCTTCGGTTGAGCTGGGCCAGAACGATCACTGGCACGTTCAGTTCCTTGGCCATGCCCTTGATCCCGCGACTGATCGCTCCGAGCTCAAGGTTGCGGTTCTGCTGGCGGCTACCTGCCTCCGGCGCAATCAGTCCGATGTAGTCGATGACGATCAGGTCCAAGGGCTTGGCTTTGTGCTGGAACCGCGCGATATTGCGGATTCGGCTCAGCGGAAGGCCGCCCTTCTGGCAGATACGCAGGTCGGCGTCACGCATACGCCCGACAGCGGCAGTGATCTTCTGGATCTGCTCACCGTCACCCATGGCCTTGCCAGTGTCGATGTTGCCCAGCGTTACAGCCGAGGCAGACGCCAGGCTTCGCTTCGACAGCTCTTTGCCGGACATTTCGAGCGAAAACACCAGAGCGGACTTGCCGTTGCGGATTGTCAGATGCTCGGCAATCCCCAGGCCCAGGGTTGTTTTGCCGGTACCTGGCCGTCCGGCAATGATGATTACGTGAGACCCGCGCAGGCCCTGCAGCAGCTCATCAAGATCAGCCAGGCCGGTGGAGTGGCCATTGATGCCCTGTCCGTTAAAGCGGTCGTCCATTTCATCTATGACGGGTCCCAGGGCCTCGGCCAGGCTGATAACGTCCGGCTCGTCATCTTCGCTATTCAGCGTCATGACGGCTTGCTGGACATCCGCGATGATTCCGGCGATGGGACGCGCATGGGTCGCCATATCGATGATCGACTGCCCGATCTCGCTGATCTGGCGCGCCTTGTAACGCTCCGAAACGATCCTGGCGTACTCATGGACATTGGCCACGGACGGAACAGAGCGCATGATCTCAGAAGCTCGAACGATGGTGAGCTCACCGCTGCTGAGCGTTGGGCGGATGTCCGACAGGGCTACCGGGTCAACTGGTCGGCCTGCCGACCGAGCGCCCAGAATCATGCCGAACAGGTCGGCGGCATCAGGGTCGTAGAAATGCTGGACGGATACCTTGGCGCCGATAGATTCGATCAGGTCAGGCTGGTGCATCAGGGCGCCGACGACGCCGTGTTCGGCCTCCTCGGAGACCAGTGGGCGAGTCTCGATCATTGCTGAGCCTCCAGAACCTTGAGCACCTTGTCCTGGCGGGTCAGGAACTCGATATCCGCGGTCCAGCCACGGTCGTTCTGGCCGATCCAGTGCTTGTTGGCCAGGCAGTCGGTGAAATAGGCGGTCCAGAACTCACCCTTACGGAAGGGGTGAACACCATTGACCTCTAAGTTCCAGCAGCCGCGGATCAAGCGCCGGCGCTTCTCGGTGAGTTTCATGCACTGAGGCAGCGTACCGCCGCAAACCTCGTTGTAGATCGAGACGATGCGTCCATACGGGATGCGGTCGGCTTTCGATTGCTCTGGTTGTACAGGTTCGGCGCTTGGCTTTGGATCTTCGCTCTGATCTTCGCCCTCGTCGGTCGAAGCGACAGCGGCGACAACCAATGCGTTAGCATTGGTATTTGTATTTCTTTCTTTTATGTGTGTAATTTTCGACACAGTGGCAAGCGTCTTTTCTACACAGTGTGTAGATTTCGACACAGTGGATTTCTGGTCAATTTTCCACTCGGAAACAGGTAGAAAAGTGATCGGATCACGGCTACCGCCATCACGGAACAGCACCCGCTGACGAATCAGGGAGTTGATCGTGCGAGAGACGTTTGCACGCTCGGCAACGGCCTTGGCTTCGTCCTGGTACATCATCTTGGCGATGTACAGCGCAGCCACCTTCACGGCTTCCTGGTTGTAACCTGCGGTAAGGCGGTGGATGGCCAGCGCCACACGAAGCTCACGCCCCGACAGGTCAGCCGCGATCAGCGCCTCGTACAGATCGTTTTCCATCCGGGTAAACCCCCCGGCTGATTTGAGAGAGATGACGTTACTCATGGGCTACTCCAGGGCGCGGGGCAGCCAGGAATGCGTGCAGGTGCTGCAGGCATTCACGGACGAGCTGTCGTTTGGATTGGCGCGAGTACTGGGCTCGGACCTGGCGAGCAGCACTCTCGGCCTGCTCGAAATGATTGCGCGCCACGAAATCGTGGTTCGCATTTTGTGGCGCGAGGGCCACGGTATTGCTTTGGATGGTCTGGTGCATATATGATGACCTCACACAAGCGTTACAAATGCAGTACTAAAAGCCGGGATCGCACCCCGGCTTTTTTGTGCCTGCGATTTAGGTGTCACTTTTGAGGCCCTCTTTAGGGGCCAATTGGTACAGCTTCGCTTTGGGCCTACCGACCATTGCCGGCCCTCCCATTGCCAGGAACTCGATGGCAATAGCCTCAAGTGCCTGATCAATGCTCAAGCCCTTGCTCAGGGCAAAGGCACTGATCTTTCTCTTCGCACCATCACTCAGGCGCTCGTAGTCGATTTCGGGCACGTGACCTCCATAGGGCCCCTAGGCCGCGCTAGACTGCTTGTCGTCCTTGCTCAGCGCTTCAATCGCACCGTTTTCCACGGCCCACTCGATCATTTCGTAGAGGTAGGTCGCGTGCTGCATCTCTGCGCGCTCTGCTGCCCGGGCCAGGATGCGGTCAAGGGTTTTGTTGAAACGGACCTTCCGAGGCGTATCACGCTTGTGGGATTGGTCTGCGTACATGCGGGTACTGCTCCTTGCTTGGTAATTGGTGATTTAGGCGGCGCACGGGTAAATGTCGGGGCGCAGCTCATGGCGAGAAACACCAGTGGCTTTCTCGATTTCCAAAACTCGCTCGGCCGGCACACGACCCGAGGCGCACATTTTCTGCACCGCTTGAGGCGTGACCTTGAGGATTCGAGCGAGGGCGGATTGGCCGCCAGCGGCTTTGGCCGCTCTACAAATTGGTAGCTCTGTCATGTTTTACGCCTCAAAGTTACAACTACAACCAAAGGTTATCGCAGACGTGGGAAAACTACAACCGAGATTCACAGTGATATTTACAACCGGCGGTTGCATCATTCAGGGATGAGCACATTAGGTCAGCGCATCGCGCGCAAAAGAGAACAGGCCGGCCTGAATCAGTCAGAGCTGGCACGCAGGCTTTCGGTATCCCCGCAGGCTGTGCAGAAATGGGAGTCGGAGGTTTCGACGCCAAGAGGTAAGCGCCTGGATGACATTGCCGCTGCCCTGCATACATCGGTCGCCTACTTGGTCACCGGTGAGCTTTTGGCTAGAACCGATCGGGCTGAATCGAATGCGCGCATTCTTGGGCCAATCGATGTATGGGACGACGACACGCCACTGGATGATGACGAGGTTGAGGTGCCGTTTCTCAAGGAAGTAGAGCTATCTGCCGGAAGCGGCCGCACAGTAGTAGAGCAGTCTCATAAGCAGAGACTGCGCTTTGGAAAACTGACCTTGCGCCGCCAAGGCGTGCAGCCTGGGGATGCGGTTTGCGTGACCGTCAGCGGTAACAGCATGGAGCCGGTCCTTCCTGACAAGAGCACCGTCGGAGTTGACCAGGGCAGCACCTCAGTGGTGGACGGCAAGATGTACGCCATTGATCATGACGGGCAGCTACGTGTAAAAACCCTGTACCGACTACCTGGCGGCGGCATCCGCATGCGCAGCTTCAATCGAGACGAGCACCCGGACGAGGAATATACCGCCCAGGAGATGGCCGACCAGAATATCCACATCAAGGGGAAAGTATTCTGGTCATCAGTGCTCTGGTAGAAGGTCGGCTGCCACTCATCACCGAAGCCCGCCAAGTGCGGGCTTTTTTGCGACCCAAATTACAACCAAAAATCTAACCGCATGAACTACTTACAACCTTTACGAAAAAATCTACAACCAAAAGGGTTGCGCACTGTAACTTTAGGTTGTAGATTTACACCCATCGAGGCGCTACACAGCCCCTCGGGAGGCCCTCAAGCCTCAACGCTCTTTACACAACCTGACGTGACCCAACGACGTACCGGCCAACCCGGTGGTGAGAAAGCTAAACCGTCGTCCATGCAGCCTCTGGTAGCTGCCGTGCTTCCACATGCAAGCACGCGAAACCACGCACACAAACTGGCAATGCATCGAACACGAAATGTGCGGCGCCGGTGAGAGACGACTCGCACCGTGCGTGGTGGAGAAAAGCGATTTCACTGATGCAGCTTGGCAACAGGCTGCATTGGGAAATCAACCACAGGAGTGCTCATGAAAGCCTCAGAAGCAAAATCAGCCAGCCTTTACCTGGCCTTCGCTGTTCTAGTACTGATCGTACTTTCGGCTGGACTTCTGGCTTGGAAGTACCTAACGGCAGAGGTCAGTGGCCGCGTTAATGCCGAAGTGCAACTGGAATCAGCGCCAAGCCGAATCGCCAATTACGAAAGCTACTTCGATCAATGCGCGGCGATTCAAGGTTATGAAGCGGCGCTGGCTGCACAGCGATCATCGCTTTCAGGCCTGAGCGGCGATGACGCCAGCCGCGTCAAGACGGTGATCGCCGGAATCTCTGCTCAGCGGTCGAGAGCGATCGCCCAATACAACGTTGATGTGCGCAAGGACTACACCAAGGCGCGCTTCCTCGACTCCGGCCTACCGAAGGCCATCGACGACAAATCGGAGAGCACCATATGCGCAAACTGATGATGGTCCCGCTCGGGCTTCTGCTCTGCGGGGCGATGATGGGCAACAAGGGGTGCGAGGCCGCGCCTCCAACAGCCCGCGACAAGAACATGCAGGCCCAGTCGTCGCTGATGGAGCGCGCCACCTCGGCGGTTCCAGTGCCCCATGTGAATAACTTCCTGTCACGCGAGGCAGTGGCCAAGCAGGTCAAGCGCTTGGACGAGAAGGGCAAGCTGTTCTATGTCTACATCCTCGGCAATAACGGCCAGCAGATGGGTTACTACGTGTCGAACACGCGACCGGTGCCCACCTGCTCGCTTCTGACCCCGCCTGATGACGTGTGGAAGGACTACAACGGCAATGGCGGCCTCACATCCCAGCGCCTCACAGCCCCAGGCTTGGGCGGCACCTATAGCCCAGGCCCATGCAGCAGCGTGTTCTTTTTCGATGCTGCCACTGATGCATACATCGAGATCGCCGGCCTGAACTACTTCGTTTCCGATCAGCCGCTCGCGGTTAAGTCGGACCCGATCAAGATCATCAGCGCTCAGTAACACAGACGATTCCCCGGTGCGCCTCAAGCGGGGCGCATCAGGGGGAACCCACTGGAGGAACAACCATGAGCCTGAAAGAAATTTCTTTCCAAGCCGTCACGGCGAACGTTGAGGCTGGCTACGAACTCGGCGAAAACCGGAAGCCCCTGATGCTGGTTACCGCTGAAATCCCATCCTCTCGCCTTTGCCAGGTTCTGGAAGAGTTCTCCATCAGCGAGATCCTGGATCACTTCGATAAGGAAGACATTCTGGAAGCCATCGGTGAGTTGTTCATCAGCGAATGGCTTGCTGATAACTGATCAACCGCCCTGGAGGGCATCGCGATGTCACAGACATTCGAACAAGGCTGGGCGGCGCGGCCCTTCGCTCAGCAGTTCCCGGAAATGAACGCCGACGAGGCCAAGCGCCTCGACCACATCAATACCTCGATCACCACGCTGTATCTTGCAGGCCTGCTGACCGACAAGCAGGCGAACGAGATCCGCACCAAGAAATTCCCCAAGGTCATTACCAAGGCGGTCTTGGGCAAGCGCTGATTCCCTGACAGCCGGAAAGACGGCCCGATGCCCTACTCCCCGACGCAGGCTGCATCGGAGATTGATCGGAGCGTGCTCAAGCGAGCTGCAGCGCTAGGATCGCAAAGACCCGTGAACCTCCTGAGTCGGTATATGCGAGACGGCCAATACCAGAAACGCGGCGGGAACCAAGCAGGAGTAGCGCCCTGGTGTTCCGATCAATCTCCGATGCATCCCGCATCCCCTTCCCTTCACATACGACCGCATTGGCGGGTGCCAGGCTGGCTTTTCACGCCCATTTTGGTCACTGCGCCTGGCATCCGACCAATGCGGTTCTACTGAGGATCACCAAATGGACTACATGGCAGCTCAAATGGATCGCCAGATTGAAGGCGCCCAGCACCGATATGACGAAGCTCTCAAGGAGGGCGAGCAGCCAGCCTTCCCTGTGGGCGCAAGCGAATACGGCGGCCACGGCACCTGCTTCGGCCTGACAATCCGCGACTACTTCGCGGCGAAGGCGCTTGCAGGATTTGCGGCAAATCCCTCGATGATCGACAGCAACGACAGCAAGGCGATCGCCTACATGGCTGACTGCGCCTATCAGGTTGCCGACGCCATGCTCGCAGCCCGGGTGATGCCATGAGCGGCTGGATCAAGTGCAGCGACAGGCTGCCAGAGAGCGGTGAGCCAGTTCTGATTCGTTTCGAGAACGGCGATCACCAGGTTGGCGCGCTGTTCTGGGACGAGCCGATCCAGCCAGAGGAGACTTTCGAGCCATACCGCTACTGGGATGACCCAGACAACGGCGGGTGTGACTGGAGCTTCGAGGATGTCACCCACTGGCATCCATTGCCACCACCACCCACCGAGTAACCCACCACCTGGAGGCGACCATGGGCGCACTTCGAGCAGCACAATGGCGGTATGACCATGCTGAGCCGGAAGACGACTCGGCGTATCAGGAAGCAGCGCAGGCGTGGATCGAGGGAAACGCAGAGAGCCTGGTCGGCGGCTGCGATGTTCTGATCCCGCAGCGCTTTGGCGGGCCAGTTGGCGTGCTCCAAGAGCAGTTCTTGGCCAAGCTGGCCGAGCATCTTCGCGCTCTGCAAGAGGCGGAGAAGGACGACATCAACGCCCTGGCCCTACTCCTGCTCCAGGCACAGGCCGGCGGACCAGTGAAGAGCATGGTCCCTGACATCCTCGGCCCAAGCGACCACGTAGGCGGCAAGCTATTCGAGATCGCAGAGTCGATGCTTGAACGGTATGCCGAGCAAGGCGTGCAGCACGACGCCGATCTGGCGAACGAGCCATGAGCCCGCACATCCTGATCGACGAAGAGCTGGACCACATGGCGCATCCAGGCACGCCGCTGAACTGGGAGCCCATGGTTCAGAAGCTGCTGGCCAAGCTGATGGTCGAGAATCGCATCACCATCGAAGAGTTCAACCACTACTGCGGGCGCCTCAACAAGATCGTTGATGGGCGCAAGGAGGTCGCGTGATCAATATCCCCGAAGGAACCCAGTTCATCGAATCGGGTTGCGGCAACAAAGGGTTCCGGAAGTACGAGAAAGGCCAGTGGTGGTTCTTTGAAGGGTTCTGGCGTGTAGTTGATTGGACGATGGGGGATTTAACCCCCGTTGCCGATCACCCCAATTACTCCACGCCAGTAGCGCAGTGGGATGGAGAAGGCGTGCCGCCAGTTGGCATCGAATTCGAGTACACCACGAACGCCGGCTACAACTGGCACAAGGGTCGCCTTCTGTTCCTTGACTCTCAGGTGGTTCTTCTTCATGGCTACCACCTATTCAAGATCGATGATCCTGATCTCGGATTCAGGCCACTGCGAACTCCCGAGCAGATCGCGGCAGAAGAGCGCGAGAAGGCGCTGAACGAACTTACAGCAGGATACGCGCCGCATACTGAAAATCTGCGCAAATGGGCAGAGCGAGCCTATGACGAGCTTGGCTACCGCAAGCAGGAGGCATCATGACGACTCCAGTTTTCCCGTCGCTGGTTGACGACCAAGTGCCCGAGGTTCAGGAATCCATGGCCCTGCCAGAGGGGCGAATCCTGATGCTGTTCAAGGGGCCGACCCTGTGGGATGCCAAGCAGGCTGCCAAAGAGTCATTCATCGAAAACCCTGAGGCCTGGCACTGCCGCTCCTATCTCTGTGGGGAATGGACCGTTGGCTACCAGGTTCGGGCATGACCAGCTACCAACGCGCACGCCGACTGGTCATCTGGCGCGGCTCCTTCTCCATGCTCTTCGCCTGCACCTTCTTCATGCTCGCCAGCGCCCTTGCTGGCGGCATTACCTCCTGACGTAAGACCCCCGAGTACGGCGGGCCCTTCGGGGATAACCGTGCCCGCAAGGGAGCGTAAGCCGGCAAGAGCGCACAACCATCACCGGCAGCCAGGGCGTCTGGCCTACATCACGGGCGTGACCTGGCATTCCCCCTATTCCTACTGACGGCGCCGGCCTGGCGCGAGGTGTATCCCAATGTCCGCAGAACAGAAACTGATCGCGATCGAAGAGATCAGCGAAGACAACGCGCCAGCCATCTACGTGGCCGGCGGCCTTCAGCAATTCATCGACCTGGTGAAGGGTGAGGTCCTGGGCGAGGTGCCCGACCTGAAGACCCGCAAGGGCCGCGAGCGCATCGCCAGCCTTGCCGCCAAGGTCAGCAAGTCGAAGACCGCCGTCGAGAAGCCTGGCCGCGACTACCTGCGCCGGCTCAAGGAAATGCCCAAGGTGGTCGAAGCCGAGCTTCGCGACTTCGTGACCAAGATGGACGCGCTGCGGGACGAGACGCGCCGGCCGCTCACCGAGTGGGAAGCCGCCGAGGACGCCCGCATCGACCGCCACAACGACGCCATCGACCACATGAAGGGTCTGGCCGCCGAACTGGGCGCGCTGGATGCCGGGCAGCTGCAGGCTCGCATCACCGAGCTCTCCGCTTTCGTTCTGGGCGAAGCCTGGGAGGAATTCGAAGCTGAGGCCGCCCGGGCCAAAGAATCGTCGATGAGCGCCATCCAAGCAGCGCTGACAGCCCGGCAGAAGTACGACTCCGAGCAAGCCGAACTGGCCCTCCTGCGCCGCGAAGCTGATGAGCGCGCCGAGCAGGACCGCATTCGGGCGGCACAGGAGGCCGCTGTCGAGCTGGAGCGCCAGCGCGTGGCTCAGGAGCAGCAGGCAGAACGCGAGGCCGCAGCACGCCGTGAGCAGGAGCTACTTGACCAGGCAGCTGCACAAGAGCGCGAAGCCGAGAATCAGCGCCTGCAGCTCAAGTTGCAGGCTGAACAAGCTGAGCGCGCCCGGATTCAGGCCGAGGCCGACCGCGTTGCCGCCGAGCAGCGTGCCGAACAAGAGCGCCAGGCTGCCGCCCGCCGGGCTGAAGAAGCTGCCGAGCAGGCGCGCCAGGAAGAACGCCGCCGCGCCGATGCAGCTGCTGCCGAGATCGTACGCCAGCAGGAAGCCCGCGAGCGCGACGTCGCACACCGCCGCAGCATCAACCGCGCTGCCTTGGACGCATTTGTCGCCGGCGGCATGACCGAGGAATGCGCCAAGCAGGCGATCACCCTGATTGCCGAGCGCAAGATTCCGAACATCACCATCGCATACTGAGGTCGCCATGAGCCAAGTAGCCAGGGTCGAAACCCAATCCCAGACGCCCGCCGTTGTAGCCGAGTCGGTAACCATCCTTCAGATCATCCAGCAGGTCGCTATGTCTCCAAACGCAGACATCGACAAGATGGAACGGCTGATGGCGATGCACCGTCAGCATCAAGCGCAGCAGGCTCAGCAATCTTTCGATGCCGCCCTGGCCGCCATGCAGGAAGAGCTCCCAGTGGTTCGTGAACGCGGCGCCATCAGGGACAAGTTCAAGAATGTCCAGTCGACCTATGCCCTGTGGGAGGACATCAACGAGGAATTGAAACCAATTCTCGCGAAACACGGTTTCGCGCTCACATTCCGAATCCCGCGCACGGACAAAGGCATTGAGGTCGAAGGTGTGCTTAGCCATCGCGATGGCCACCGCGAAACCACTTCAATCCTGCTTCCAGCAGATGCCACGGGTAGCAAGAACGCGGTCCAGGCCGTAGCCAGCTCTGTCAGCTACGGGAAGCGCTACACCGCTGGTGCCCTATTGAACTTCACCACTACCGGTGAAGACGATGACGGGCAGGGAGCCATCCCGACGCAGCAACCAGACGAGCCGGTGATCACCCAGCGACAGGCTGCACAGCTCGATGCGCTGCTGAAGAAATGCAGCCAGGTCCTGGTCGACAACTTCACGGCCAAGTACGGATGCGCGGCCAACGTGTACAAGTCCGAGTTCGATGCGGTGCTAGCTCGCCTCACCAAATCGGCCAGCAGGCCGCAGGAGTAAGTTATGCAGATCATCTCTGACGTTGAGCAAGGCACCCAAGCCTGGCTCGACCTGCGCCTTGGCATTATCACCTGCAGCGAGCTGGACTGCCTGCTGGTGAACGGCAAGGGCGAGGCAGGATTCGGCGCCGCGGCCTTCACCTACATGAACACCCTAATTGGCGAGCGCATCACTGGCGAGGCCGCAGATCCATTCACCGGCAACCGCCACACCGAGCGCGGGCATGAACTGGAAGGCGTCGCTCGCCGGCTGTACTGCGATAGTGAAGAGGTCGAAACCCACCAGGTCGGGATCATCCTCAACCATGGTATCGGCTACTCGCCAGACGCCTTGGTCGGCGACAAAGGCCTGACCGAGATCAAGACCAAGCTGCCAAAGCTGCAGGTGGACGTGATCCTCGGCGGCGAGATCCCGAAAGAGCACGTCGCCCAGTGCCAGGGAGGTCTGTGGGTGTCGGAGCGCGAGTGGATCGATTTCATCTGCTACTGGCCGGGCATGCCGCTGTTCGTGAAGCGCGCATATCGGGACGAGGCGATGATTCGCAAGCTGTCCGAGCGAGTGAAAACCTTCTACGAAATCCTCGACGAGCGCATGAACCGAGTGCTCGGCATCGCAGCATAGGGGGCAGCATGAACCCATCAATCGACCTGGAGGCAGCGCAAGCTGCCTTCTTCGCATCTGGCGGCAAGATCATCGTGCTGGACGGTTACCAGTACGTGCCATTCCCGCAGCGCAAGCATCCTGAGCCAAAGCCAAAGGTCAAGCGCGAACCCGACAAGCAGAGCGTGCATCAGAAAAACGCCCAGGCCCGCGCAGGCATGGTTGCCGAGCTCGCGGAAACGATGACCTGCCGAGAGGCGGCTCTGATGCTGAAAGTCTCGCAGGACTCTCTATGGCGCATGGCCAAGAGCTACGGCTTTACGTTCGTCACAGCGCCGAGGGGTCGCGTATTCGAGAAGCAGTACGACGATGAGGCTGACGCCAAGCTGGCCGAGCGCATCACCGCCCTGCGCGATATTGGTGTTTCCAAAAACCAGGCTGCCAAGCACATGAAGATCGGCCATAGCACGATGAGCCGGATCATCAACAAGTTCGGGATTGATTTTCCGCCCAGCAAGCGAGGGCCTCAGAAATGAGCAAGCCTCGCAAGAAGCACAACCTCAAGGCCCGCATGGGGCGCGCCTGCAGGGCTCTGCTCAAAACCAACTACGCCTGCGTGGCCAATGTCGAGCCGCCAGATCATCAGGTCATGCTGCACTGGAAGCATTGCACGCAGATCCGCAGCGTAGAGGTGGCCAACGCCCTGTGCGACATGGCCCACCGCTGGACGATTTACATCAGCGTGTTCTGCGAGATGCCAGACGGTGTGCAGTACAGCAAGTCGGTCCAGTTCAGCACCGAAGGCATGCACCTGGTGGCGAATCTCGAAAGCGAGATCGAGAAACACCACGCCGGCCTCTGCGCCAGCGCCAACAAGGCGCACACCATCGGTTCGGGCTGGATCGCCATTCCCGACACCATCGACCTCACCGAAGACCAGGCCAACCGCATTTTCAAGGCCATGGGCGCCTGGTCACACAAGAAAGCAGCATGAAACGAATCAGCAGCAAGGTCCGCGCCCGGCGCCGGGCCGATCAATTCAACCTCCCTCCGAGCGGTATCCAGCATGACTCCACTCTGGCGTTATCTCACCCAGCCAGCCGGCATGACTGCCCAGGCACTGGCCGATGCAACCGGCATGACCATTCAGCAAGTTCGCGCTGACCTGACGGAGCTTGAAGCCAAGGGCAAGGTAGCCCGAGAGCGCGGGCCGGTTGGCACCCCGCACCTCTGGTGGCGGGCAGAAAAACGGCCGCTGGACGGCCTCGATGTACTGCTGATCATGGCCCTGGCCGCCGAATTCCACCCGTCGCCGGCCAAGCTCAAGGAAGTCCTGGCCAACGCCGGAAGCCGGGCCAAGCACAAAGGCCTGCAGAAGATCGTGGCCATGTGCGCCATGTCGAAGGTGCCGCACACCATCGTGCGCACTGCGGTTCAGGAATACGACGCCGAGGCATTCGCTGACGCGCAGAAGGCTGCGTGATGGCGAAAACTCCAAAACAGCGCGACGAGGAACGCCGCGAGCGCGAGGCGAAGGCAGGCGTTGAAGATCTCCGCATGAAGACCCGCGCCGGAACCCGCCAGGCCCTGGCCGAGATCATGCAGTGGGCCGAAGTCGAGGAAAACGGCGAGGCCATGACCCTGCTCATCCACCGCATCCATGAATTAGGGCCTGAAGCGGCCCGCCACTTCCTCAGTGCTCCGCGCCACGAAATAACAATATCGCCATCTGTGGCGCGAAAGCTCGACCAGTTCAGAATAGGCCGGCAGATGCGCGAACCGATCCTGATGCTCGGCGATGACCCGGACGATGCAGGCGTCCTTCTTCTGTCGAATGCAGTTTAGTGATATGGGATAGCCCAAATTACCTCTAAAAGTGCAAGAGAGGCAGCCGCGCTCAACATGAACACAGTGGTCGCAACGAATGCGATGGTACTGAGATTGTCCTGAGTCATGGGGTACTCCCGATTAGAAAAATGCCTCTGGGTTACAGCAAGTCCCGTACCAGCGTCATTCTCGCCGAGCCACCGCGGGCAGAGGCCTACCTAACGCATTCCGGACGGTCCAATGTGACCAGTTAGCCACCATGCGATATCACCCACATATGGGTGAAGGCTTAGCTGATGGCCTCAAGAAACACCCAGGTCGCCACTACGGTCAGCATAAGCACAGCAGCCACAACGAAGATCATGTAACGGCAATCGTCATCAGTCATAACCGCGCTCCCCCAAAGTTCTCAATGTTTCAGGGGTAGAGCAATTCCCATTCCAACACCATGCCGCATCCGGCCACGGAGGGCGGCGCATGCATGGAGTACCGCAATGCAAGTCGAGACCTCGACCGTCACCAAGCTGCTGATCACAGGCGCCGAAGGCCTTGACCCGATCAGTGTCTACCTCGAAGACTTCGAACCCTGCAAAGGCAAGATCACCGTCAGCTGCTACGACAAGACCTGGCACGCCTACTGGGGCGGCATGTGGGATGGCCTGACCATCGGCCAGTTCTTCTGCAAGCTGCACGACGCCTACATCATCGGCTATTTCGACCGATCGCTGAGCTCTCGCCGGTTCAGTGCTGAAGCGCTGGCCGACAAAGCGCGGAAGGTGATCGTGCAAATGCGGCGCGACCGGGAACTGGACGCAGAAGACGCCCGGAGCCTGCTCGACGAGGCTGAGGATGTTCGCCATACCAGCTCGCTTGACGAGTGCGGCGGCGCCCACCGCGAGTTCATGCACCGCGTGTTCGGTGATGACTGGTGGAACCTGCCAGCCGATGCCATGGAGCGAAACCCTGACTGGAACTACCTCTGCCGCATCATCGCAGCAGTTCAACAGGCCTTGGCGAAACAGTACCCCGTCGTCGCCTGACCCTCCGGCGCTGCCCGCCAGCGCCTTCCCCTATTCAACGATAACGCCTCCCCGGCGAGGATCGCCAATGCCCATCACCTACGGAAGTGTCTGCAGCGGCATTGAAGCTGCGACCGTGGCCTGGCACCCGCTGGGCTGGCGTGCCGAGTGGTACGCCGAGATCGAGCCATTCCCGTGCGCGGTGCTGGCTTACCACTACCCGAGCACGCCGAACCACGGCGACATGACCCGCCTGGCTGCCAGGGTGCTGTCCGGAAAGATCCCGGCGCCCGATGTTCTGGTCGGAGGCACGCCCTGCCAGGCCTTCAGCGTGGCCGGCATGCGCGAAGGTCTAGCCGATCCCCGCGGCGCCCTCACCATCAAATACGTGGAGCTCCTCGATGCAATTGACCATGTTCGAACCATGCGCGGCGAACCCGAGGCCGTCTGCACCTGGGAAAACGTCCCCGGCGTCCTCTCCGACAAAGGTAACGCGTTTGGCTGCTTCCTCGGCGCCCTGGTGGGCGAATCCGAAGAACTCCAACCGCCAGGGGGCAAATGGAAGGACGCTGGTTGTGTGTATGGACCCACGCGAACAGTCGCATGGCGGGTTCTGGATGCCCAATATTTCGGCCTGGCCCAACGACGCCGCCGTGTGTTCGTTGTCGCAAGTGCTAGAGCAGGATTCGATCCCCTCGAAGTACTTTTTGAGCGCGAAGGCGTGCGCCGGGATACTCCGCCGCGCCGAGGCCAGGGGCAAGACCTTACCGGCCGAGCTCCATTCGGCCCTGCACTCCAGTGCGGGTGCGGATACGTCTTCGGTCTAGACCTGGGCCAATACGGCTGCCCCAACTGTGAGGGCGACGAAGGACCGGCAGTCGAGATCCTGGCCGGCGTGCCCGCCTACGGGGGCCATAGCCTGCAGGGCGATGTCAGCCAGGCCGCCACGCTAACGGCCAAGGACACTAGAATGGACATGGAGAGCGAGACATTCTGCATCCAGGAGCGTGTCGCCGGTACGCTGCGTAGCACTGACGGCGGCGCCGACGTAGATCACGGCATGGCCGGGCACTTGGTCGCAGGAACACTGCAGGCCAACGGCAAGGCGGCCGGCAGTGCTACCCAGCAAGACGCGGAGAACGGCATGCTGGTCGTGCATGGCACGCAGGATCCCGATGTGCTCCACGGCCTGGCCCACCCTCTGGGCAGGAACAGCGGGCAGGAGAACGCGGTTCTGGCATTTGCCGAGAACAGCAGAGCAGAAGTGAGGCTTGAAGGCGGCGACGGCCAGTTAGTGGGAGCTCTATCTGCTGGCGGCGGCAAGCCTGGTCAAGGTCAACCCTGCATCGCCTTCAGCTGCAAGGACCACGGCGCCGACGCCGGCGAGCTGGCTCCAACCCTCCGAGCCATGAACCACAGCGCCAGCCATCCCAACGCCGGTGGCCAAGTCGCAGTGTGCATCACTGGCGAGATCACCCACACGCTGAAGGCGGAGGGCTTCGACGCCAGCGAAGACGGCACAGGCCGTGGCCAGACGATAATCAATCACCAGGAGCAACCAGATGCCTGCGCACAGGAAGCCTACGCCATTGCGGCACTGCGAGAGCTGCGGAATTCAGCTGGAGAGAAAGCGTTTGCCCAATGGGGATCTGGAGTACTTGATTCACTTCAATCAGAGGAAGTACTGCAATCGTGGCTGTATGGCCAAGGCCTTCGAGAACAAGCCTGTGACTTCAAATCCATCATGGATGACGGCTCATTACCATGCCCGAAAGATCTGCCCGCCGGGTGCTTGCACCTCTTGTGGGAAAGCGGGCCGGACGGATGTACATCACAAGGACGGCAACTGGCAAAACAACTCGCCAGAGAACTTGGTAAGGCTGTGCCGGAGCTGCCACTTGAAGGAACACAGGTCCAATCCGGCGCTACCGTGCGACGACTTACCCCGGTCGAATGTGAGCGCCTGATGGGCTTTCCGGATAACCACACCCGAATCCCCTATCGCGGCAAACCCGCCGACGAATGCCCGGACGGGCCGCGCTACAAGGCGATCGGCAACAGCAAGGCCGTCTTCGTCGTCCGCTGGATTGGCCAGCGCATCCAACAACAACTTGAACGCATCGCTTGAGGTTACCCATGCCCACAGAAAACCGATCCAGCAACACCGAGATGGTCAGCGTGCCGCGTGAGTGGCTGAATAGCGTGGCGCTGCTGCAAATGCCTCTCGACCAGCTGCAGGAGCAGGCTGTCGAGTTTCTTTGCGAGCCTTGCGACGAGCCAGCCGAGCAGCAACAGGGCGAGCCGGTGGCGTGGCTTTGGGAGCATGTGAACGGACTGCGCATTTGCACAACGAGCGAGCGCGCCCCTTTTACCAATGAGCATGCGATTCCGCCGAACTGTAAGAAGACACCGCTCTACGCCCACGCCAATCCTGGCGAGGTTGAGCGGCTGCGCGCTGAGAACGAGCAGTTGCGCGAAGTCATTAAGCACTCTGACTCGAACATCCAGCGACAGAGCCTGCGTATTTCGAATCAGCGTACACAACTTGCCGAGATGGATGCGCTGCTACGTGAAGTGCTTGTAGGCCTTTGGCCAAGTACACCCCTGGCCATTAAGATCAATGCCGCCCTATCCGCCAGCGCAGAGCCGAGCGCGGCGGTCATTCACCCGATCAACATGAAGGCCATGATGCAAGCCTATGAGCAGGTCGATCATAAGGCGATGCTGCACGGAACTTCGAACTGGTGCGCCGCTATGGCTACTGCACTACGCGGCACGCTGCATTCTGAGACGATCGCGCCGGTTGAGCGCGGCCCTTGGCTTCCGCTGTCAGCGCCTGGCCAGATTCAGGAGGGCGACTGGCTATGCTTCACAGTGTCGGGCAGTTTCATTTGCGCCCAGGCCCGTCTGATCATTTACCCAGGCACGGACAAAGAGGAGATCGTCTACAACCGCAAGAAGAACCACTACTTCTGCACCGACATGGCGATAGCTGGCACCAGCAACCACAAGGGCGTCCTTGTTGCCCGCGCCGCCCTGGAGCGCAAGCCTTCCTGACCACTGGAGTACATCTGTACTCCAATGCTGTAACCCCTCTCCCCTCTATTCACTGCCGCGATATGGCGGCCAAGGAATCACCGTGCGCGAAGAAAAAGTCGTGATGTACGAATCCCCCGAAGCTGCCAGCCTCCAGACCGTGACCGGCTGGGTTGATGCGAGTGGCCGTTTTTGGGGCAAAGATGAGCATATGGCCCGCTACTGCGGGTCGACCCACCGACACTGCGCGAAGAACCCAGAGCACCCCATCCATGCCACAAACGGGTGGTGCCCGGCCTGTTACGCAGAGAGCCGGGCGGCCAAGTTCGCAGCCATGCCGAAGCGCGTCTGGGCCGGCGAAGCGATCACTGAATACGAGGGGGATCAGTACTTCTTCGACGAGGAAGAACTGCGGGACTACCTCATCGAACATGAGGTGGACCTGACCGACCTGAGGCTGGTTTTCTGCACCCCGAATTACCCCAGTCAGATCGACCCGAACGACCACTTCTGCGATGACCTGCCGGAAGACGGAGAGATCAACGACGACCAGCTGCTTGCAGCGTTCGAACTGCTCAACGAAATGATCCGCAAGAGCCCGCCATTGTCCTGGTCGCCCGGTCATGAGGCGGTCGAGCTGCCTAAGGCTTTCATCGACATGGTTGCCCATGAGCGTCTGGAGGCTCAGGAATGACCCGCCTCGCCCTCTGCCTCCTGCTGCTGGCCACCCTGGCCGGCTGCCAAGGGGAAGCCGAATCAACCACGCGCGCCGGCTCTGACTTCAAGGTCGACCGGCTATTCAAGGTCGATGGCTGCACCGTCTACCGATTCCACGACGGAGGCCGGGCCCGGTACTTCACCAACTGCGCCGGCTCCACCCAGTGGGAAGAGAGCTGCGGGAAGAACTGCTCGCAACAGAGCGGCGTCTCCGGCAGCAACTACCAGGCCGGCAACGAGCGCCAGCTCTCCCCGCACGAAACCCAACCCGAACCTACACCCGCTATGGCGCCCGGGCGCTGGACTGAAGAGAGGTATCAGCTGTGAGCAAGCCGGATTGGAAAGAGGCCCCTGAATGGGCGGATTACTTGGCGATGGACGCGTGCGGCGACTGGTGGTGGTACGAGTACGAGCCAGGTAGAGCGGACGGCATTTGGTTCGCTGGGGTCGGCCAAGCTGAGGCAGTCGAATCGCAGCAGCCGCATTGGTCGAGAACACTGGAGCAACGGCCATGACCGACCTGATCGAAGTGAGGGTATCCAACCTGGCCGGCGCTCCGCTGGACTGGGCTGTGGCAATGGCCGAAGGGTTCACCATCGATCCGGAATGCCGAACAACCGTGTGGCACCCAGGCGGCTTGCCTTGCAGCATCAGTATCCGCGGCGCAGCAGAGGGCTTCGGCTGGAGACCATCCACCAACTGGGCACAGGGCGGTCAACTGATCGACAAGCACTGGGGCACCGCACAGCACATTCCCGGGCTGCCTGCCGATCTGTGTTACGCCGGCGGCCCGGCCGGCGCAGGAGTCTGGTGCTACGGCCCCACGGCCCTGATTGCGTTCTGCCGTGGCCTCGTCAACCACAAGCTCGGCGATACCGTCCAGGTGCCGAAGGAGCTGATGCCATGATCGCACTCGCCTACATGGCCTACCTGATCTGGAAGACACCGCGATGAAGCTGATCTACCGAATCAACCGGTGGCTGCCCTTCGGCGGTTTGCCGATCGCCAGGGTTCAGCTTGGCCGCAACACCTGCACCCTCTACAAGAACGGCTGGGTGCTGATCAGTGACGGCAGGAGCACAGACGCCCTCCCGATCAACTTCACCAGCCAGGCCTTAGTCGACGCATTCGCGGCTGAACTCGCCTAACCCCTCCCCCTACTACTCAAGCCCGCCGACATGCGCGGGCAAGGATACTGCATGCTCGAAACCATCGAGGTGGTGCGCATCAAGCGCTTCGCTGCAAACACGGCTGGCCGAGATTTCGGGGTCGGCGACATTCATGGGCACTTCACCCGACTACAGGGTGCCCTGGACGCGGCCGGCTTCAACCCGGCAGTTGACCGGCTGTTCAGCGTGGGCGACCTGGTCGACCGTGGGCCGGAAAGCCTAGCAGCCCTTGAATGGCTTGAGCGTCCATGGTTTCACGCGGTGCGCGGCAACCACGAGGAAATGACCGTGTCGGCTTTCCGCGAAGGGAATACCGACCTGCATTTCTGCAACGGCGGAGCCTGGTTCTACGCGCTATCGCAGGATGAGCGGGCCGATGTCGTTTTGGCGCTTGAAGCCCTTCCGCTGGCCATCGAGGTTGAAACCACGCACGGGATTGTCGGAATCGTTCACGCGGACGTGCCATATGGTCGCTGGCCAGATTTCAAGCTGAGCATTGAGACTGGCTCCCCGGCAGAGGTGGACCATGTTCAGGCAGTCGCCCAGTGGTCCCGCAGCCGGATCAATGACGGCAATACCGAACCAGTAGCTGGCATCAGCGCCGTAGTGGTCGGCCATACCCCGCTCCGGCAGCCTGCCGTGCTCGGCAATGTTTTCCACATCGACACCGCCGGCTGGATGGATGGCCACTTCACCCTGCTGGAGCTTGGCTCCCTCCAGTGCACACCACCAATCAAGCCAGGCGTCAGCCACGACTGGGACTGACCGAGGAGGAACCCATGAACCTGATCGACTGCTACGTGACGAAGATCCTTGGCGAGCCGTACCGCAAGTTCGGCGCCTGGTGGGTCGATGCGGAATACGAGGCCTATGGCCGCATCAGCAAAACCCAGCTCATGTTCCGCACCGAGGAAGCCGCCCGGGCGGCGAAGGTCGGATACCACTTCACGGCCTGACCCTTCTATATAAAGGAGACACCCATGCGAACCGCAGAAAACATCGACCGCTTCCTGCGCCTCGACGAGGTGCTGCACGTGACCGGCATTGGCCGTAACACCGTCTATCGCAGAATCCGTGAAGGCACCTTCCCAAAACAGGTTAAGATAGGCCCCAATTCGGTTGCCTGGCGCCAGTCGGACATCACCCAGTGGATGACCTCTTTCGACCCCAGCGACGACCAATCAGTACATTGAGCAGTACATTGAAACGCCAATTTCCGCTCAAGCCCTTATCCCACCAGCTATACAGGTCCACCAGTGGAAATCTTCAAGGAATTCACATTCGAATCGGCCCACCGCCTGCCTCACGTCCCTGCCGGGCACAAATGCGGTCGCCTGCATGGCCACTCGTTCAAGGTCGGCCTGCACCTGACCGGCCCGCTCGACCCGCACACCGGCTGGATCCGCGATTTCGCCGAGATCAAGGCGATCTTCAAGCCGATCTACGAGCAACTGGACCATAACTACCTGAACGACATCCCGGGCCTGGAAAACCCCACCAGCGAAGTGATCGCCAAGTGGATCTGGGACCAGGTCAAGCCGCTGCTGCCGGAACTGTCGAAGGTCCGCATCCACGAGACCTGCACCAGCGGCTGCGAGTACAGCGGCGACTGA